CCTTCTATGTCTGGGACTTTTCCCATTCCTTTGGATCCCGACCATTTGCCTAACCATCCAAGCATGGGATACCTACGCCGTCAAATCGCCAATAAGTACCCAGGTATCTGTACCAGTTTTGATAAGAGTTGCACCAGAATACCTTGCAGCAATTTTCTTGTTAGAGTTTTTACTATTAATTATTACTCCTACTGTTGCACCAGCAAAAGTAACATTTCCAGTATTTAATCTTATTACATCTAATCTTTGACCAATTGCGAACGGTACAGCAGAATTAAGTGGAACAGTAATTGTTCTATCAATAGTAGAATCAATTAATATTGTTTGTCCTGCGTCTCCAAGAACTAAAGAGTAGTCCGTTGTTTTTGTATTTAGATATGCGTTATCTAACATTCCTACCCATGATGTGCCGTTATAAATTTGAACTTGGTTTATATCAGTACCACCATCAGTTTGTTCAACAAAACAAACAGTACCTTTTACTGGAGATGTAATTATTGTATTTCTGGCAGCAGGATTTTGAAATCTGTTTACTCCACCCTTAGCACGAATAACGTCATTAACAGTTACTACAGATCCAAAAGTGTGTGCTGCATTCCAGTTATATGCAACATTTGTATTAGCCGTACCAGCAACAGCATACCACGTATCTGACGCTTGATCATACATGTATGCTACTTTACTAGTTGAACTAACTGTTGACATTAATATTTACCTCCCCAAAGTGTTGCTGTGCCAGAAACTAATGTTTGAGTACACGTAACAGATAGAGAAGAAATTACAGTTGTTTTTAAATATCCTAAAGATGTAGTTAATCCCTGTGCTGATATAATTTGTTTTGAGTTTACGCTTACTGCATAATCTAAAATATCAACGAAATTATTAGATACTGCAGTAATAGTATCAGAAAGTGTTCCTAGAGAAGGAATTGTGTTTCTTAAATAGTCTAATGCTGTTGTACTACCATTTACAACTAAAGTAAGAGCAGCATTTCCAGATGGGACTCCATTATGATATAGACCACTATAAACTATTTTTAGTCTATCGTAGGTTGCTGGTATAGACGAAAAGGTTAATGATGTGGATGTGTTATTGGCAGTTTTAGTATCTAACTGAGTCCACTTAATATATAAATCACTTGTAGTCAATCCACCTGAAGTAGAAGGATATACAGAATAACTCATGCAACCTCAACTCCGCTTATATGAAATTTAACAGTGGTAGCAGATGCAGATCCTGAAATTGTGTCTGCTGCTTCTAATACCTGCTTCAATTCAAAAGTAGCCATGCTATTTGCTGCAAGTGTTGCTGCAGAAAGCAAAGCGGTACCATTAAGATTAATCGTAAAAGTAGCAGATACAGAATCTGTATTTGTTACACAGATATCAGTAACAATACCAGTTTTTCCAGAACCTACAGTATAAAGTGTAGTGTTAGATGTTGCTGCATTTCCACGGTACATTAATTTTGGTGTAGTAGCCATATCTCCTCCTAATACGCACCCATCACGGATGAAATTATAATAGACTCAGTATCTACTTGTTGCCATTTGACTCCAAGTGGCTGAGTGTTATCTGCAGTTAATACAGTTCCATTTGCCCCTACAGACAAATTATCTATATTATTTGCAGAACTGCCAATAAGTATATCACCCTTTGCCTGAATAATATTCTTTAGGTCATTAATTCTTACCCATCCAATATCGTCATAAACGTATGTATCTAATGCTTCTGAGTCTTTGTCTACCCATAAAACTCCATTAACCAAATTTTCTGTTGGAGCCTCATTAGTATAAAATGCTGATGCATATAAAGTTTCTACTGCTCCACCATTTGAGTCCGACGCCATAGCGATGTAGCCGTCTGTTGGAGAAACTAGTGCTCCAATTTGTGCAAGGGTAAGATAATCAGAACCTATTCCAAGTTCTTCTTGGTCTGTAACTCTATCGCTTAAATTTTGTAAATGCTTTGCTAGTGATGGATTTGGAAGTTGTGTAGGATCTGTACTGGTTGTATCATAATCATAGGAGCCATACAGAAATGCCTTAAGGGCTGCTTGTATATCAGCCGTATCATCGTAACCTGGTTGCTTTGTATTCCATAAGCCACCTATATTTTCAACTGCCACCTAAATCACCCCTTCGATTATACCACCGAAATATGAAGGTTAGCCGTTCTGGATCCATTGATATCGATCCAATTGGTGCCGTCAAATTCCTTGGCATAAAATGTTATTTTTAAATTTTGAATACTGCTAACAGTAACTACCTCAGTTTTTATAGAACTAACTATTGGGTATCCTGCTGGGGTAGAAAAAGTAACTTGTACACTAAAATTAGAAGCATCAGTATTTCCAACATATGAAGGATCTACAATATCTGCAATAGGAATATAACAATAATTTTGTGTTGTAAAGTCTATGCTTGTATTTTTAACATAAGTGTTTGGAATTAATTTTGTAAGTGTTTGCCATTGTAATGTTCCTAATGCCTCAACATATTGATAAATCATTAAATATTCGTCATCTGTTGTAAGAAGGTTTATGTAAAGGTCAAATACATTTGGAGTCTGTCCAATATCTACAAGATCTGGTTTTCCATTACCAGCATAGATTCTGCTTCCACGATCACCTTGTGGCCCAAAATCAACTTCTACTTCAACTATTTCTGGTCCGCCAAGAACTAATATATCTTCTGCCATATTTATCCTAGATTTGAAGAACTTGTAACTTGATCAATTATAGTTATAGTTCCTGTCATTAAAGTAACAATCATTGGATAGTCTCCACCATTTGCTGGCTTACTTACTTGAACATCATAAACATAAGTTTTTGCTGGATCTAAATACTGAGAATCGCCTGGTCTTATTGCACACGTTACATAAGTTTTATCATCAGAAATTTTTGCATAACACTTGTGATACCCAGGAGCAGAATCTCCACCTCTGGCTTCTGCAAATGCAAAAACAGCACTGTCAAAATTAGCAGTTAATTGATTGTTATCGTGATCATAAACGAATGGAGATAAAGAATAAACGCTTCCATCTGATGCTTTAGGATAGACACGAAACTCATAGGTGTCACCCTTATAATAGTTAATATTGTATGTACCTGGAAATGCCATAGTTCCTCCTCGTAAATTATATCACAGACACGTATATAGAATTCATTATTACGGATGAGTCATAATCAGTTCTAATTTGAGGTACCGCTCCAGAATTCCACATAGCATTATCTTCTATAAAAAAATGTTGTGTTACGTACATATTATAAACATACTGATATTTTAATGATGCTACAAACTGCGAAATCTCGGTGGTAGATTTAGGAAAGAACGTTCTTATCCAAATTTCAGTATTGTTATAGTTTGTAGTAAGTTCAAAATTATAAGTAACAAATACTTGGGATCCTAATTTTAAACCTTTAAAATTTAACATTCTTTGCTCTTTATTCCAAAGGCTTACAGATCCTTCTGGCAGATATTTTTCATTTGTATTAGATCCTTGACCATCTACCCAAACATTTACCCAACCATCGTCTCCATAATTAACGCCAAGATTTGTTGGTCTTCTATTATTATTAAAATATGATGCCCATCCCGCTTGCTGTCCAGACGAAGACAAAGAACTTAAGCCGTCTTTGCCAGGTGTGCCTCTATCGCCTTTAGGACCCTGAATCCCGTCTTTTCCTGCAGGCCCTTGAGGTCCAGGTACCCCTTCAGGTCCCTGTGGTCCCATCGGGCCAGGAACAGGAACATAATTAATTAAAACATCAGTGTTGGTAGTCTGAGTTTCTACAACTTGTGCAGCATAACTAGATTTTTTGCTTGAAGGAAAGTCCATGGATTTTGAGACTGCCATGGATTAATCCTATAGATCTCCGACTTTATTTACTGTCAAAATAATCGACGGTATAGAAGGAACTCCAACTGGAGTAACAGCGTCAGTAACTGCACCAATAGAAACGTTTGTAGATGCTGTATACCACATTAACTGAAAGTCTTGTGGAAGTGTATTACAATCAACAAAGAAGTTCCATGCAGCAACGCTATATGTTGTATTATTTGCCATATGAATTATTGTTGCGGTATCTGGAACATCCACCCCATTATGTCTTAACCAAATATAAATCTCTGCAGAGGATCCACCTGTTTTTTGTAATTGTGCAGAGAATGCAATATTATAAATTCCAAGGTTTGCCATTGTAATATGTGATCCATCTACAATAGAAACTCCGTTGCTTACATCTGTTGAGTTTAATTCAAATGGTCTAATTGATCCGCCAGTTTGTATTGTTGTATCAAAAAATGATCCAAATTTTAAATTTGTAATTGATCCAGGTTCTCCTTGTGGGCCAGGTTCTCCTTGTGGACCCTGTAGTCCTTGTGGTCCTTGTGGTCCTTGTGGTCCTTGTTCTCCTGGAACTGATGCTCCTGGCATCGGGACTATCTTAATAACTGCCATTATAAACTTCCTCCTGGTGAAACATCTCCAATAACATATATTGTTCCTACTACTGGAGTCCAAACTAAATCATCAACAATTACCTGAACGTCAAATAATAACTCTGCAACAGTTGATTTATATCCAGTTCCCCAGTTTTCTGTTGTTTCTGGTTCTGCTGTTATATCTACATATCCATCAAATGCGTTACAATTTAAAGAATCTAGTACATCTCCAAATTGATCGTACGCTGTACACTTATATGTCCAATTTTCTGTATCGTAATATGTTACTTCGTCGTCTTGATAAAATTCAACACGTAATGTTGCTGTATCTCCACGAACTACTCTCCATTGTATAGTAACTGGATCAGCACCAAAAATTTCGGGAGCACAAGAATTTGCCATAATAACAGATTATACCATGAAAAATGGACTTGCTCCAAAGTCGGTGGGTATGAGAGACAGACCAAGGAGCAAGCAATTAAAATTATATCATAACGGATAAAACGGACAAATGGTAATTATAGTTTTTGAACTATAAAATCTTTATGGTATAGTGTTTATAGGGTTTGTGGGGGCTTTGCACTGAGAGATAATACTCACTTCTCAACATCAGATTGCTATATAAAAATCTATGGGGGGAGGGGGGGCTTTCCCTAAAAGATAATACTTATATTATATATATTACTTTTTATTAGAAATATAATCAATAAGAATTACATACATCTTATCGAGTTTTTTATCCATATCTCTTCTAACCATATCTGCTTCATTTTGACGCTCTTTGATATCGTACATTTCTTTTTTTATGTCTTTGATTTCATCTCTCATTGAAGATCCAGAATTTGGTTTTAATTCAGACAAATAATGTTTAACCATCCACTTGATTCCATAAGCAATACCTGATAGAATAGTACAGATGCCTATTATTATTTCAATTACTAGAGCGGTTCCTTCTGTAGCAAACATAACGAGTATATTATAAAGGGAATTTTTAAAAAATGAAAACTGAGATACTTCAAACACTAGAGCATTCTACAAATTTAATAATATCCCCAGATATGGATGGTTTTGTTTCGGCGCAGTTATTGAATCGTTACAACGGAGCAAAAATTGTCGGCACGTATGACAAGAATATTCTTTGTCTTTCGAACGGAATTAGTCCTAGAGATTGTTTGTTTGTCGATTGCGATATAAATCATCCAGATTATGTTTCAATAGGCAATCATATGCGTTTAGCAAATGACAATATGTCGTCGAAAAGTTTTAACCCCAATATTCACTTCGGCATAACTAAGTACAGCGACAAGTTTCCATTCGCAACCGCTTATTTAATTGCGTTCGCAACAGGAATTCAAACATCGGCGACAGAGATGATACGCATGGCATACGCTGACTCTACTCTACGCAATATGGATAATTACAGCGACAACATGCGAACATGGTCTGATAGGATGGTTTGTCCTGCAGTAGAGTATGTTATTTATGAAACCGAAGATGCCAGAAAAATTGACGACGGTATACGAATCAAATATCCAAACCAATCCTTTACGTCAAAGAGATATGGCAAAGATCGGTATATACAAACCCTTAATGAGGCTTTCGTCCAAGAGAAGGTTTCACATGAAACATTAACACATGGATATAAATATCAAACCGATAAAGTTGGTTTGACCACCACCAAGAAATATATGTGTGATATTTTCTCATATGCTGAAGTATATTCAGGAGAATATTCTGTTACGTATTATGATATGATGGATTGGTGAGAGATGATGTTAAGTTTACGGATTTATTTGATCCTAATCAGCCAAGAAGTGATAGGGCCTTAATTGAATCCCGCCTCGAAATATGCAATTCGTGTGAATGGTTTAACAAGCGTATGGTAAAATGTAAGAAGTGTGGTTGTTTTATGAAATTGAAGTCAACCTTAAAACAAGCAAAATGTCCGATAGGAAAGTGGTAATATGAAAAAAGAAGAAGTTGTAGAGATTATGATTTATACCGTCAATAATTACAATATTGAAGGTGCCGAGAGGGCTGGTTTAAACCATGAACAAATTCAAAACATGTTAGATACTAGCAGGCCAGGATTAGAGTATATGTTTAATAGGATTTATGATGATCTTGTTAAAAAGGGTGCTCTTACGGCTGAGTAGGTTTACAAGAACAGTTTGAGCAACATTGTTCTTTGAAGATTTTTAATGCCAAACCATCGTTTTCTGGTCTGCCTAGATCTTCCCAAAACTTTTCTCTACCCATAGCATCTGTTTCTGGTATAACTGATGATTCATAGTTAGGGGATATACCACTTTTACACCAATCGAGATTTTGATCCCCCGCATTTTTTAGGTTTTCCATATATTGATTATACACTAAATCTGAAAAATTTTTTAAAAACCATTTTTATGAAAATCTGAATATTTTTCAAAGATGCATGATACATAAATAATAAAAATAAAAGCAAAAAAATAGTGAGCACATAATGAAGGATCAGAGTTATGCGCTCACTACTGGGGCAAGTTTTTATTCTATTCCGCACCCTGCCTTTTTCCAAATAGCCACCCATGATGTATTCCAATGAGAGGTGCGTCAATATTTACCGCAATACCTACTGGAAGTGATGTTGAAAATGTAGAAATAAAAGTTTCTACTGTTTCTTTGTTAGGGAGATTTATTGTCTTACTCTCTCCGTTAGTTGTTGTTAGTTTTACTGGTATCATTTTTATTTTCTCCTAATTGTATTTTATCATAATGTGAGCGGTCATAGTTAGCAAGTGTTCCACCATTAGCAAGGTGAGCCTTTCTGCGTAGTTGTTCTGCTGAGTAGTTAGCCATTTGCTACACACTCGCAAGGTTCAATGCTGTAATCGTATCTATCACCATAGAATACATAACCTTTTCCGTAGCATGATGAGCATTTGATTTCTATTGTTTTGTATAGTTTCATTTATTTATCCTTTCAATAATGTAAGTCTATCAGGTAGCACTGACAAGGACTAGCCTTGCCAATGTTGAGAGTCATCACCCTCATCTACTCTAACAGTTTCGATAGTGTAGCCCCAACGGACTAGGCTATCTAGCAAGTCATTTATTTGATACTCGCTAACCATGAGGCGATTTACTACCTCTACTAGTGTGCCGTCTTTTTCGGCTGTGTAACTAAGTGTTTTCATTTAGTTATCCTTTCTATTTAGTAATCTTATCCTATACCCTGCCACTGACATTTTGGGGTGTCTGTGGGGTGTGTCCCCTGTGATTTATATCACTTGCAATCGCACACTTTGTGCTGCTTGTAGAATTGATGCCCACTCTTTGGGCAAGTTACATATTCACTAGGCTTGACTATCATATAGTCGTTTCTTGATTCGAAAATTGTGTTCATTTTCTTATCCTTTCTTTATTTTCTAATACTGGAAGTATAACAGAGGGGACTGACATTTTGACCCGTTTTTCGGGCGTGTCGTCCATCAATTTTTGTGAGTTGCCTCACACTCTGGAGCACACTTAGATGGGAGGCTCCATAGGTACTTGAGGAGAGCCTTTCTCTCAGATAGTGAGATTTCAGGGTGATGTCCCTTGACACCTCCATGCTGATACTCATAAACGATTTTTTCTAATGTTTTATTTGATAACATAACTAAATATCCTTTCTAAAAATACAATAGTATCCTATCACAAAAATATCAAAAAGTCAAGTCCTAACACGGCGTGTCGTGTGTGAATTAGGTCACATTTTCTGCCTCGCTGCGACACGCCCGACAGCGTCGGCAAAATGTCCGTTTTGTCCACTTACGTACGATGTGATTTTTCTCACAAAAATATTTTACAAAATGTCCGATTTATCCGCATTTTAGATTTGAGATTGTCAGACCCCTGTGCTAGACTTACAGCATTAGAAAGAAAGGAAAAATGAAATGAAAACTCCAATGTCGCTTAGAGAAATTGAGGAATTAGGTTTCTCTCTTGAAAGTAAAATTTGCGTGTTCTGCTCTCAAATAGTAGATGAAAGAATTTGCCTAAATTGCGGTGAATATAAAGGTGTAATAAATATCGTCGAAGCCGTAGGATACTACGGAAAAGAAATTCTCGGATACTAGAAAGGAAAACCGAAAATGAATTATCAAGAACTAAAAGAGGCTCAAGATAAACAACGAGCCAAAGAAATGGAAAGAATTCGTCTAATGAATGAAATGTCTTTCGCTAATCGTAATCCTCGCCCTCTAAATAATGCCTATGAGTTAGGGAAATTAGATCGCTAAATGTGATATACCCCACAAAAATCAACGGCGTGTCGCCTTGATTTTGTCAGGGGAAAATGCTAAAATTACAGAGTAATAAAATGAAAGAAGGTAAAAATGAAAACTTATTCAATTCCAGACCTGCTAATTGGTCAGACTTACTACCCTCGCTCTATGGCGAGAAAATACCAGTATGGTGAAATCAACTTCGCTGAAAAGCGTGAGGATATTTACCTAAGCGAAGGCTATGAGCCTTTCGCAATTCGTTTCAATGGCAACAAGTGGGCTACTGTTGCGGTTAGGGTGGCTGACTAATGAAACTTCATGAATTTCAAGAATTAGTAAAAGCGCAACGCAAAGCGCAAGAATTGACAAACTTAGAGAAAATCGCTAAAATTGTATCAACAACGAAAGAAAAGGAAAATAACTAATGACTAACGCAACTTACACAGATTTCCCCTTCACAGTAAAGGGAATCAACTTCATCTCACGAGTTTATTCTCACTCAGAAATGCTAAAAACAATTCTTAGCCTGCCTGCGGGAATTTTTGAAACCATGAATCAGGAAGCAGTTTCCGAAATTATTGGTGACCCTTCATTGCTAACTAATGATGAACTATTGACAGAACTAGACAGAGTAAATGAAGGCGGAACTCATGCCTTTATTTTGTTAGGAGAAAATAACTAATGACACTTTCTAAAACACACTTCAAGGCTATTGCTTCAATCCTCGCAGATGTAAAAGATGAAATTCATCCGCAAGTCTATGAGGATTTAGTAGAAGGCTTCTCAACTTATTTCGGAACTAAAAACGAATTATTTGATAAAGCAAAATTCGAAACCGCTTGCGGTGTTGATGAGTTAGGAATTATCGCATGAGCAGATTTCTGACTACACTTGTTCAAATTTTTCTCATCGCTTCTATTTATTACACTATAAAACTTGCGACAAAAGAAAACTAAATTCAAAACATGCGAGGTCTGCGGTAGAATTTTTGTCGCAGATCTAAAATGTTTTTTGTGCGCTGCTAAACAGTAGTTCAACTTTCAACTAATTCCGACACGCCCGACAGCGTCGGCCACTTATCCACAGGATATCCACAATGTGAATTACGTTACAATAAAAAAAATTCCCGAATTACGGCGTGTCGATTTGCTTTCCAGAAATATTTTTGATAGGCTTGAAGCCTGAAAATGAAAGAAGGTAAAAAATGAAAAATATTCTAATCTCATATGTAATCGATGCTGATACGGATAAAGAAGCGATTAGTCATCTAAAGGCTTTGCTTTATTTGTTGCCACAAGACTATGCGAAAAACTTTCAAGTTTTTGATATTTGTGATGTAGATAACAGCGTTTTGGCTTGAAAATGTCAGTAGCCTATGATAGGCTCAGAGTATTGAAAGAAAGGAAATAAAAATGGATAAATTGGAATACGCACTACGACAGATTGCTAATTGTAATCTATGCGAAGGCAAGGGTGTCTTTTACTTTGGTAGCGGAGACTACTATGACTTTGAGGATTGCGAGTGTAATACTTATGGAATTATCTTTGATGAAACAGGCGAGGTAATTTTTGATAATGGACTACTAAGTGAGCCTGAACTACTAATGAGCGGAGAAGCACGATAATGGGAAGCAACATGGCTAACGAAATGGCAAGCGGTGTATTAGATGATTTAGGAATACACCTAGACATTGAAACTCAGATAGGAATTCACTTATCTGCTAATCACTACCCTCCCGTACCCTCCAGCATGGTCAAGCCTTGTATTGAGGCTATTGACGCAGTAAATGATTTGGGACTATGGGACGCAGACATAGAATTGCCTGAAGGAATATCGTGGCGAGGTAGCAATTATGCCCCTGCCCATGCTATTATTGAGGCACACCACCTAGAGGCTTGGCTTATTGAAAGAGAGGAATACTAAAATGAATGGATATAAATTCAGAACTGCGCTTGCTAAAATCGCACCTGATTATCAGATAGATGAGGATAATGACGGACAGATAATTATCTACACTAATCTAAAAGATGACGGAAATGACAACTATATTGAATTTGACCTAGATGAGGAGAACTAAAAATGGAATACACTTATGCGCTAACTACTTCCTATGACGGGGAACTAGTAAATACCCTGCGGGTTTCAGATTTACTTGAAGCCGTAAATGCGTGGGATAAATGCGTAGACTTTGGCGATGCTAAAGAATACGCAACCTATAACTTATCAGACCCACTAGGTAAAATGTATACAAAAACTTTTTACCGAAATGGTGAAGTGAGCATTCGCTAAATGTCTGATACAATGATGAGCATGGAATTGCGATTCGCTGATTATCTTCTGCCAAACCAATTGGCGGAAGGTGATCTCATCAAACTTGAAAACCAGTATCTAACTGTAAAAGAAATTAGCGAAACTAAAGAAGGATACAATTTAGTTTTAGCAGATGACTTTGATGATGAAGAAGAATATTTTATTCTTGATGATACAAAAATTGAATGGTATGTTTTTGTAGAATAAAATCCCGAAAAAGCGGGCCGACCAATTTATACCAAATGTCCGTTTTACGTAGTTTACGTAGAATCTCCCAAAATTTGTGATTTTTATTTGTTTGTGATATTATTATTTTATGTTTAGAAAAAGCAAAGAAGAGTTGAGACGCATTCAAGAGTTGCGTAGATCCAATGCAGCCTCTGCCGTAAATAGCAAGCGTGTTTATACTAGACAAAGCAATAAAAAAATGATAGACTTATCAATGAAAGAAAGGGATGAGCAATGAAACTAAAACGCTCTAATGATAGGAAGGTGGCCAATGCAGTCTCCCCAAATGGGAAAACGCCAACAATTGCTAACACTTTTGGACTACCTAGTGGTAAGGCTTACTCATGTCCTGGTGAGACCTCTGTATGCGCTAAAGTCTGCTACGCAGGAAAACTCGAAAAAATCTACAAAGGAGTAAGAGATACTCTATTACACAATTGGAATTTGCTAAAAGACGCAGACCATGACACAATGGAAAATCTATTGCAAGAAATGATAGATGATTTCAAAAAAGATTGTGATAAGAAAGACGCCCCTAAACTATTCCGTATCCACTGGGATGGCGATTTCTTTAGCAAGGAATACGCATTCGCATGGAAACACGTAATCCTAAATAATCCTGATGTTCAATTCTGGGTTTATACTCGTGTAAAGATTGCTGCAGAAATGCTAAAGAATATTGATAATCTTAGTTTATATTTCTCTGCAGATAGTGAGAATATCAAAACAGCCGTAGAACTAAAACAAAATCATGGTGTACGCATGGCATACCTTGCACAGAATTTTGTAGCGGGTCAAGAAAAAATGAAAGAACTAATTTCTAAGCCTGGTGCTAAATGTCCTGAAAATGCAAAACGTATTCCTCTAATCTCTACTAATGGCAGCGCATGCGTTAGTTGTGGATTGTGTGTTTATAATAAAGCAGATATTGTATTTAGTGCGAGTAAAAAATAAAATGCGTGTAGAGTATTTATTGATAGCATGGCTAATACTTTACTTTTTTATTTCTCAATAGATCCCCCGCAAAAAGTGGTCGGCCCCCAAAACCTATTTTGTCAAGTTACGACTATGTGATTATGTTCACAAAAAAAATACCCCCAAAACCCTCCCCAAATTGTATTTTTGGTATTTTTCTGCTAAACTTATACTAAGACCCAAACAGAAAGGAAAAACGCAAATGACACTAGGCGGATACACTTATCAGGTAGGAGATTTATTTACTACCAGCAAGACAGGTGTGACAGGTCGTATTGAGAAGTTCGTTCCAATGCGTCAAAATGTCACTAAGGTCATGCTTCGCTTGGCAAATAATCAAACTAGATTTGCTATGGTGAAAACACACTAATCTCAAAATGTGAGAAATATCAGGTTTCGGCTTGACATTATCTCTCAAAAATGTAATAATAATACAAGTAATAAAAACCAACTAACAAAGGAGAAAGAAATGGCAGTAGCAACAGCAACTTACAAGGTAGGCGACACCTACACCTCACAGAAGTCAAAGGTGACAGGCGTTATTACTGAAATCAAGCCAAACACAGACGGAACAAGCGTTCGTGTAAAACTTGATGTCAATGGCTCACCTCGCTGGACAACTTGGACAGCAAAGTAATTCCTAAATAACAGGAAAAGTCCTGAGCATGACTACTAAAACTGCTCACTTGATTTCTAGCAGTAAAAATGCTAGACTATAAATAACAACCCACTAAGAAAGGATAAAGTAAATGGCACGACAGAAAGCAATTAGCGTGAAAATCGCTACAACTAAAGTCATCAAGGCTTTAGAAACAAAACTAGCACAAATCCAAAAGGATAAGGCTAGTCAGAAATCAAACGAGGAAAAGTTTGATAAGGCTCTAAAGGCTTACAACAAAGAGGTAGCAAAGTTAGCACTAGATAAAATCTCTAAGGCAACTGACCTATCTGCTCACAAGAGATACAATGGAGAAGTCCAAGTATCCTTCGCTCTACCTGCTGGAACTATTGACCTACCTACTGAACCTGAAAGAGAGTTTCAGAGTTTCCATGAGTGGCAATACAAGGAAATGATAGAGGAAATTGAGAACGCAATTCGTATTCTCAAGATGACAGATGAGGAAGTAGTTTCTACTTCTACTTACAACGCTATCGCTAGATACTTGTAAAATTGAGAGGGGTGTAAAAGCCCCTCTCTCTATCCCCTGCGTTCCACGCTATTTATAGCAAGTGTCCCCTGGGGATCGTCCTGAGCATGACACTAAACTGCTCCACCTCCAACTTGACAAATGTCAGACCCCAATGCTAAACTTAGTATTAGAAAGAAAGGAAACTAAAATGATAGCAACCGCTATAGCACTACAACAAGCAACACAAGAAGCAGTTCATGATGAAATGACTATGGACATGGCTTCTCACTTATTTCACGCAAGAAATGAAATGTCAGATAATGATTTCGCAAGAGCATTATTTGAATATTCTGCTCTGCTCTCATCACTAACAACAACTCTTGTAACCCATGTATTATTGACAGAGGAACAAGTAAATGCTATGATTAGTGATATCAAAGAATTTGATGAACTTGGAAAGGATGTAACAAATGGAAACTAATGTAATTCATGCGACGGAGGAGTATCTTCGTAATCGAATCACAGAACTAGAGGAGCGAGTAAAGACTGTAGAAGAGTCTCATGCTCGTGTTGTACAGCGGGATTTTAGTACATCTGCTGCACTGAATGCAATGTCAGAGTCGCTACGTGACTGGACCGTGGAGAACCTAGAAAATGGCTCTATCAATGATGAGCAGGCCTTGGAACTGGCGGAGATTGGTTCGTTTGAACTAACAAAAGAAGTAGAGGCTGAAGTCTCTGTAACTTACTACATAACATTGAATGTGCCTGCAGGAGAAAATGCTGAAGACATAATCAATGATATTGATTTCGACGCAATTGTATATGACACGGACCATGTTACACATGTTTCATCTAGTGTCGACAGTGTTGACATCTAAATAAATTTGCGTGGTTCATGAAAGGCCACGCAATGTGCACGGATCTCTTCTTTCATCCTTTCTTTCAAAGAGACCGTGAGGGACCTGAGCACGTCCACGTAAACTGCTCACCTCCAAAAAAGTGGTCGGCCCGTTTTGTCCTAAAATGTCCGATTTACGAAGTTACGATCAAAACGCCCGAATCCCAGGATTTGCTTTTGTCAGACCGCTGTGCTAAACTTTAGATAATAAACAAAACAGAAAGGAATAAAAAATGGCTCATGAATTAGAATCAGAAAAGTCATTCGCTAGTTTCCGTGAACCTGCTTGGCATGGTTTAGGAACCGTATTTACAGAGGAAGTTTCCACACGGGAAATGTTGTCTCTTGCTAATCTCCAGAATTGGAATGTTAGATTGGAAGATGTTGTGATTCCAGAAAATCTCACATCAGATAAATCTTATCAGTATGTTGTGCGTACTAATCCGTTTGATAAAAATCAGACAGATGTTCTTGGTGTTGTAGGTGAGCGTTATGTTCCACTACAAAATGAAGACCTATTCACTTTTGGTGATGCGATTCTTGATGGCGGTGGTCGTTGGGAAACAGCAGGTTCTCTAAAAGGTGGTCGTGTAGTGTTTGGCTCTCTTGCGTTAGAGCGTGAGACAGTTCTTGACCCTAATGGCGTTGCTGATGTTGTCAAGACTTATCTTCTTGTCAATACATCACATGACGGTTCAGTTGCTATTCAAGCAAGTGTGACCCCCGTTCGTGTTGTGTGTGCTAATACTCTTGCCGTTGCTCTTGGTAGAGGTAAGCGTGGTATAAAGCAATCATTCAAGATTCGTCACACGCAATCTGCTGATGGTAAAGTTCAACAGGCTCGTGAGGCTCTAGGTGTTGCTAATGCATACATGGATGAGTTTTCTAAAATGGCTCAGTTGATGATTCAAAAAGAAATCACAGCGCAACAGTTCAATGACATTGTTTTGCTTGCGTATCCAAAGCCTGATGAGACTAAGAAGGGTGCATTGAAAAAGTGGGAAAATAAAATTGACACTATCAATGACATCTACACAGGTCAATTCAATGGCATGATTGCCAATACTGCTTGGGGTGCTTGGAATGCACTCACAGAAAGAATCGATTGGTATCGTGGAGGTAAGCGTGGTCTTACTGAATCAATCCTAATGGGTTCAAGTGGTTTTGACCCTGCTATCACAGCAGAAAAAAATCGTTTGCTACAAGTTGTGAATTCAACTTTAGAATTAGTATAAACTAATTCAACTCCTGAGCATGAGTATAAACTGCTCTATTTTTTATTTGACAAAAGATCAAAAAAGTGGCCGACTAAAAATATCATCAAAAACTTTTATTACGTAACCGACTAAAAATGTCATGAATTTTTTTCATTACGTACAACTTGCTTTTTCCCCTAGATTTTGGTAGAATAATAATAGAACCCATGAAAGGAAATATAATGCTAGGATATACAACAGAGCAGGTAGAAAATATGGCTACTACTTTAAACTATTCTATTCATCATCATATTAATAATACTGTATTTGCTGATGAGGATAAGAAGGTATTGAGAGATCTAGAGGATTTCTTATGGGGATTATTGGCAGAGGGACGTGTTTGACATACCCTGCCTAATTTGCTAGAATAATACAAGAACCCACAGAAAGGACCCATAATGCCAAATTGGTGTTACAACTATCTAACTATCGAGGGCAATGAGCAAGACATTGCTAAAGTTAAAGCACAACTTAACCAACCATTTACTAAAATGCATGATACATTCAATATGGAGACAGGTCAAATGGAGTTCACAGAGACCTCATACTCTAACCCTGTATTTGCATTCCATAATATATATAATCACACACAGGCAGGTATATCTGATGAGGATTATATGAAGCAACCTGACCATACCCTGCCAATTCAAGAGGCTATGATGTTTAAGGGTAATCATTGGTACGACTTTAATGTTCGTGAATGGGGAACCAAATGGGATGTGGCTGTCCGTGACGGAGAAGACTATCCTGAAACTGAGTTAAATACAGAGGACGACTGGTCAACTAGTTTGACATATAGGTTTAATACAGCATGGTCACCCCCTGTTCCTGCTATTGAGAAGTTATCTCTTCAATATCCTAATCTAGAATTTACCTTGTCTTATGAAGAAGAGACTGGGTGGGGTGGAGAAGTTCTATTCGTGGACGGAAGCGGAAGCGAAATAGAATCCTATGAAAACAAGTGTAGAGATTGTGATTCAGTCAATACATTACAGTATTGTGATAACGATTGTGGAGAAATCTGTGATTCTTGTCACTATCTAGGCGAGGCAGACCTAGAGTGTGTTGCAGAGTGTGATGAGCACAAGATATACTTAGACGACGAACACGTACCCAACTACAGAATGGACCAACCAAATGTCTAATTACTTATTAGAGTATATGAAGATACATCTGGTCTCTATTGAACAAGACCAATCAGACGTATCAGAACAAATGGAATCGCTTGACCCTAACTCTAAAGACTATGCTGAGTTAGACTTTGAATATAACTGGTTGGCAGGTCAGATTATTGCTACCCGCCACTTTATACAGATTGGAGAAGAGCATGCAAACAAACTTTAATCCAGATTACAATCTAGAGGAGCACATACAGTTAGCAGTAGATATGCGTGTGCCTGCTTTAGATATCATGCATGGTGAACTTAAGAACCTAATGTATGAGGCTGAACTACAACTTGAGGAAGCACGTCGCATAGAACAAGATAATCATTACTCAGACGCTATGCAGTCCATGGAACGTACATATGCTGAGGGATATATTGACGCTCTTGTACATCTTTATAATTTAACTTATCAGTTATCATTTGCTATCGCAGAACGGGAGGAGTAATGGAGATCTTGATCGGACTATTTCTAGTATTAATGGTACTAGGAGCAGCAGCAGGAGGGTATACAAATGAGCCAAAACTATGAGCAGTTGACATTAGACCTACAATTTGATACACTAGAAGAAAACCCTACTACCGAAAGGACCCACCATGGGAGCACGTTGTACATTCGTTTTTAAGCAGTCAGAAGACCAGGCAGTGGCCTTATACAGCCATTGGGGTGAATACTCTATTTATCCAGACCTGGCAGCAGCCCTGCAGCATGCAGCACCACGCCTAGGCGATGAGTCATACTACATACGTATGGCTGTTAGTTATCTAATCAAGGATAATATTATGGACGAGACGGGGTATGGAATTTATGCCTGCAATCCTAATGACCTGGGATTCATGGACCATCCCGTGCTAATTGATTTAATTAATAAGACTGTAACTGATGACACTGGTATACATACTATACAAGATTTTATTAACTATCACAGTCTTGTGACGACGGTCACATCCTAGGAGGGTTGGGTCCCCTCCGTAATAACGGGGGCGTAGGTAGCACCTTTCTTCTACTTGCGCCCCCACCTCTTATTTGATACAATGACTATAAGGAGAACTATGAGAAAACACAGACTAACTGACGAGGAGAAAGTTGCCATGCGTATTTCCGCTATCGTATCTGACCTTCGCCTTGACATTGAGCAGGTGGGCGAGTATTTAGCAGTAATCGCACCAACAGTTTCCTACAACAGACTTATCACTATCGCAGAAAGCGCACAATACCACAAAGAGGAGAAATACAATGAGCAACACCAATACAGACTTTTCTAGTAGATGTAGTATCTTGGGGGACTTGTGGGTAAATTACAAAAGCGAACCTGAGTTTGAGGATTTCATTGACTACAATGATATTGGTTTGCCATTAGCATTTGCTATCGCACAAGATATTATTCCTGCTTCCGAAATGGCTACAAAATATATCAACGAAACATGGGATTTATTTTTAGAGTCACTTGGTGTAAAAGATACAGGATATTCTGGTCTTGATGAATTGCTGTCAGGATTTGACAATTTGTAAAAAGCCCTGAAAACGGGTCGGTGCATTTTTCTTTGTTAACAAACCATTACGAACCGACATAAATTTTTCCCAGATTTTGGGATTACGATCCAAACCAAAAAATCCCCAAACCATTTACCATAATATTTCTATATTGTCAAACCGATGTTATAATTTATATATGAGTCCAAGGCATTTTTATAATTACAGTAGGAATGATCCAAAAGGATATAAAGCCTTTAGCGATAATCTACATAACTCTTTTGTAGCCTTTACTAATGTCATTAATTTAAGAAAGTTCTTTTCTATCTCCCTCCCGTTTTTGAGTCAGATGAAATCGGCAGAGCGATGTGACTTAGTTGCTATAAAGAGTGGACCTATAGATGTTTGGAACAATCCAGATGATCCTGGTAATGGATCTATCTTTATAGCAGTCCCGCCGACTTCGAGCGGGGCCGAAAATCCTGGCGGGAATAAGAAAAACACCAAACCATTACATAGAGACCTATATAAGTAATAACAAACCATTGTTTTTAAGGTTTTCAAACATTTTAAAACATTTTTCCTGGATATAAAACATATTACGAAATTATCAGAAATTTCCCAGACTTTTGGCAATTTTTCTGCATAAATCTATTACGAAGATACTTGACAAACCATGGTTTTGCAGATATAATGCCAAACCTTTTATACATGGTTTGACAGATATGGGGCATATATGGTATAAGGGTTTGGGGATATAGGGTTTGATAGATATATGGTTTGTGGTTTGACATTACGATCCCGCCTTAAAAAACGCTCCATGCTCCACTATCCTCCACTTCACTCCACTTTAACCCTATTTAATAAAAATATCAGTAAGATTTTTCTGTGGATAACTTGTGGATAACTTTTTGATATACTAAGATTATGAGTCAAATAACAAGATGGTTTAAAGATAAATCCTATGCTATGTATCTAGAAAAAATCAGGGAATACAACAAATCCTGGTCTGCCAAATGTTATTTTTGTAATAAGCCATCTATAGACTATGACTGTGAAGATCATTTAATTAGACCAGTATGCCAGAAACATTATATTCATTGACCTGTGGATAACTATTCCTTATTGAGTATCTTTTTCAACAAATCTTTGGGGGTAGTCTTATCTTCATCTGACAATCCACCATACTTATGAAGTAATTTTAAAAGCAGGGTAGCCAGAAATAAATCATCAGAATAAGCCATCCAAGGAAATAATATATCAAACAAATCTACAGGTATGGCTATATAAACTAAACAAAATGTTACTGTGATTTTGACCCATAGAGGAGATCTTTTGAATTGAGCCTTATATGGTTTGATAATATCTTTTATTTTTTGCGAGGGCATATAGATAAGTCTATCATGTCTGTCTTATAGCCCTATTGACCATATTGATCAATCTTCTCTTGGTTATTTTCTTGGCATTAAATGTCTCCGTATATCCCCCATATGGCATATCCCCCTTATCCAGATAATGTCCATATCTCTCTCTTAGGGTTTGTAGTACTATAGATTCTATTCTTCTGGCTCCCCGCCGATCTTGAAAATACCAATAACAAACCAATTCCCATCCTTTGGTCTTATGCTGGCGAAACCTTTTACCAGTTATATCTCCAACCCCTATCTTTATGGCGTTATATTCTTTATGGTAGATAATATATAAGATGGTTGGGGACATAGGCATATTATAGGCTATCAAACATATTGCTCGTTTAGAGCATAAGGGGTTTGTGTTTCTATTTTCCGCCGAACTTTAAATGGTGTATAATGTAATTATGGATCCCATTTCGAAAGAAGAAGATACAAGTACTTATAATTTTGACGCTTTAAAATCAAATGTTCCGTTTATTGTAAATGGACAGGTTGTAGGACAACACCCAGACTATTTCGATAGATCTGAAATCTATAAGCAAAATTTTGAAAAAATGGGTAGCGATTCAAAAAATATTAAAATTATTAAAAATTTTATTTCTGAAAGAGAATGTAAAATATTAATACAGTATATAAATACTTTTGCAATACCAAAGGAATATCCAGTTAAATGGGATGAAAAACTTGAACCAATTGTTACAAGAAAATCATATGTAAATGTAGAACCTACATATAAATATGTTCCATTAGTACAAGATTTACTAGAAAAAGAATACGGATTTCCAGTAAAAAATAAAAATGTATTTGTCGGTAGATGGGACGTAGGGGATAATTTAGATTTACATGTAGATGATTTAGGCACAACCAGTACTAATCATATGGCAACACTTATATATTTAAACAGTGATTATGAGGGGGGAGAGATTGAGTTTCCAACTCACAACATATCTCACAAGCCTCAAGCAGGAGATCTCATAATGTTTCCTGGCAATATGCACTATGCTCATGAGGTAAAAACCATTACATCTGGATCAAGATATAGTATTCCGATGTGGTTTGAGTTTGTATAAGTCATGAATGATGATTCATATATAATTAAAGATTGGGCTATAGTCACATTACCCCGTGTCGGAAGCCATTACTTACAGGAAAGAATATTTGCACATACGGGCAAATTGATAGTAAAGTATCATGAACCAAAACCTCAAACCTGGGGCTATGCAATTAAGGGATTGCTTAAACGCAACAACCGTTTTTGGAGCGGATTAGAGGTAGATAAATTAAAATTAATAACCATAGTTAGAGACCCAAAAGATTTACTAATATCACATATTGCTTTATCTATAAAGCAAAAAGATACAAGATTTGTTATAGAAGATAATTTTTCATTAAATCTTGGTAATATTAAGGGTTTGATAGACAAATCTTGCAAACAGTACCTAGAACTTGAAGAAATTAGCAGTATAGTTATAGACTATAATCAATTAGTATCATTTCCATTTGAGGTTACTTCAGCCGTAGCCAATATTTTAGAAATTGATATAATTACAGATAAATATGAGACACGCCTAGCAGATTCTGAAGGATATTCCGTAAGTAGTAAAGAGTTACCACAATATGATGATGTAAAAAATGTTATAAATGATATGGATCTCTCAGATTTTTATCAGGCTTACAATAAAATATTATCTAGGGCCATCACCCTATAAAAATAAACGTAAAAACGCTATATAATATATCATCATGCTATCCCGTGAATCCAAAATAGACTCGATAATTGAAATTATTCACGATCAAATAAAAGGAAAGCATAAGGATAAGTTGGCAAGAAAGTTAGCCGAAGAAATATTAGAGGCAATTGATGACGATGCCCCCAGTTGGTACGAGCATGGATAAAGAACAGATAAGGTATCTTTGCTATAGTTGTGGGGTTATATTTATGATAGATATTGATCTTGAGGATAAATGGGAACATTGTCCGAGATGCTATAATAAATAGATGAAAGATGAGAAGTGCTATTATTGTGATAACAAGGCAGAATACAATCAGCCTGAAAAAGAGACAGGCATCATAGTTGGTGTTTGTTTTAAACATTTTACATATATTTATGCAGGATAGGGGCATATATGGCGATCAATACTAAAGAGTGGTCTAAAGAAACTAAAACAAGAATTATTCTTTCTACCCTCGTTATTTTGGCAGCATTTGTATTTTTTTCTTTCATCTAATATAGTGTATAATTAAAAGATGATTCGGGGATGCTTTGTCACAAGAAAATATTAAAAAAAGAAAGTTGTTGGATGGTTCTGAGGTTAATGATTATGACTATCCAATTGATTTAATTTTACATACTAAGGCTCCAGGTAAATGGAAAGTTATTGATCTTGAAACTGGGCAAGAATATTTGGGTTCTGAAATAACACATAGCACCTTTGGAGAGATTTTACGCACCAAAGTAAGTAATGGTAAAATAGGATCTTGGCTTAAAACTAAAAGGAGAGACGGATCTAATGTCGAATAAACCAATAACCTTCCACTGGATGTGGAGGAGACACTGGCAGATAAGTGACAGTATCGAAAACCTAGACCTTGATGGAATTCTACGTATGGCACAAGAATTAGATGGTGCAAACGTTAAGTCCGTTTTACTTCCATATGGTCCAGGTGGTATTGATTTTTCTTTAGTTATAAAAGACGCATTAGAAAAAACAAATCAATTAATTATGACAATTGCTTTACCTGCATATGGAACAAGTCCTGACTATGCTGCTAAAATTTTAGAAACATTAAATCGTTTTGCTCCTGGAAGAATTGGAGTAAACCTTGTTGCTGGAAGATGGGGAGATGAAGGAAACAGCACTGCAGAAAAATTAGTAATAGATCATTATATGCATGACTCTTCACTTATTGATACCCTTGCAAAAAGGGTGGCAATATCAGAAGTTTGGATGGATAAGGTTATGGCATTAATGGAAAAACATCAGCATAAAACACATATGGCTGTTGTTGGTTCCTCAGACACAACAATCAGGATAGCAAACAAGCATTGCGAATACATATACGTAGATGATAATCTGTTACGTAATCCTGAGCAGTACGCAAAAATAACTAATTCAAAGCCAATCCTTATTGTAGATCCGCTAATAATTGAAAAGCCTGAAGACGTAGACAATGTTATCTATGACGAGAATGCTCCGCCAAGAAAACAATTTCATCATATAATTGGAACACATGATGAGGTTGTTTCTGCAATTAAAGGTATTGCAGAAAAATTTAATATTTATGATTTTATGATACATACAGATCAAAAAGATATTAGCAAATTGTTAAAACTAGTAAAGGAATTTGATAAAGTGCAACCTAACAACAATGATATGGAACATTTTGATATATCGAATGATGACAGAAGGCCTGAAGGATCTACAATTCATCATGAGGTTTTTGAAAAATTAGGATCTAAGCCAGATAATTTAAAAGTCTTTACTAATTTTATTTCTCCAGAACAATGCAGCGCTATTATAGAAAGCATAAAAAATTCAGAGCCATCGTCTGAAAAACCAGTTCAGTTTAGCCCTGATGGGAATCCCCTGACTTTTAGAAAAGACTGGGATATAAATCCGTACATAGATACATACAATGACATTGTTCGTGGTGTTATTGAGGCAGAATATCCAGTTAGAGTAAAAAGCAGAAGTGCAAAAATTGCAGAGTGGACAAAGAATGATGTTTATGATTTACACATTAATGATCTAGGGATAAATGATTTTAATAATATGTCTGTCACTATATATCTTAATGATGATTTTGAAGGCGGAGAATATTATTTTCCCACTCAAAATAAAATCTTTAAACCAAAGGCTGGAGATTTAATTATTTTTCCAGGGAACATGCACTATAATCACATTATAAGCAAAGTTACTTCTGGATCAAGATATACTATTCCCTTATGGTATACCTTTATTTAAAATCAGAATGAACATAAAAGATAAGATAGACAATGTATTGTTCAAAATTGGACAAGAAATAAAAATACATAAAATCAACCCTGATAATACTATTATTGAAATAAATTATGACAAATATTCTGATGAGATTTTAAAATTATTTGAAGAATATAAACACTTATAACTTTACAAATCTATTGTATTGGTGTATACTAAAGATATGATCAATAGGGTAGTAGTATGTCCTAAATGCAATAAAGAAATAGAAGTCAGAACTGGTATATTTGCCCATGATACACTTAATAGACATATGAAAGAGCATAAATGAAAGAATATACTTTTCCAGATACAGATAAAGAAGGGTATGAAATTATTATCCCTAATAATGTAACAAAAGATATTATCCGTGACTACCTTCAAAAAACTTATTATTGGTCTATTGCTCTTGGGTCTTTTATAATTGGGTTTTTGGCTGGAGTAGTGGTATCGTGAATCAGTCAGATGAAATAAAAGAACCAAAATCTATTTTAGATAACTCAGTCGCAGAACATAAATCTCGTCCTCCATTACGATGGATCGCAAATTGGGCGGGATCAATAGCATCTTCAGGATTACTAGAGATATCATATCTAGAAGATGAAGGCAAAACAGATACATTTAGATATAAGTTTCATGCATGGAAATGGGATACATTCTGGCCACTATATAGAGAGTATGGAACTGCATATAGATTGAGAATGGATTTGAGCGGGGCAGAATGGGATGACTATGATGCTGATGGTATTCCATATTGGGATAAGTGGGAAGAATGGGATTTCGTAGATGAAGAGACAGATGATGCATTTAGGGTTATATATAAATGAAATACGCTATCGGTATCCTAATACTACTATTTGCTATACTTAACTACATGGCATACTTACAGGGAAGGACATATTAAATGATTTATCACAAGCACTTATTGGTTAATGCTAAAGTAAAGAATCCAATAAATACAGAAGAAGAGGGAATTAATTTCCTTCGCAATTTAGTCGAAAAGATCGACATGAAGATTATTAAGGGTCCATTTGCATCCTATGTGGATAAAGATGGCAATAAGGGTCTAACAGGAATTGTAATGATTGAGACCAGCCATATTGCTTTTCACATATGGGATGAAGTAGACCCAGGATTAATTCAATTTGATTTATATACTTGTGGTCAACTAGAATTCAATAAAGTTATTAATATCTTCAAAGAAACATTTAATGTTGTTGAATTTGATTATGTATTATTTGATCGTGAAAATGGATTTGTTGTAGAACAAAGCGGTCGGGAAGCCGATGGAGTTCAATACAACCAATACCCTGACGGCAAAACAGTCCCAAAAGAAATGCTAAATCCAAATATTGGAGGGTGGTTAAAACCAAAAAATCATCAAGATGATACAGACTTTGACCCTTCAATCATAGAAGAAATATGGGGTAAAAAAATAGGAAAAAATAAATAGATATTAAAAACAATTACAAATCCTAATATAAAAAATAGTTTAAATGGTAAAGATATTTGACAATTTATCTTGAATATTGTACAATTATAATATAACCTAAACAAAAGGATTTAAAATGAAAAAAATTATCTACATTGTTTTTGCAAGTTTATTATTTTCTTCATCTCCATCAGTAGCAGTAGAGTTTGGCCAAGATGCGACTGGAGATCCAACTGCGGTGAAGGTTGGAGGCGCATCTGGGTTTTTGTATTCCGAGAGAATTGTTATAACTGTTGGGCACGTAATTGATAGCACTGGCGGTCTGGCTTATTGGGAGCGAAGTGGTGTCATATATAAGCCAGGCATTGCTAGTATTGCAGGGCAAAGAGGCTACAAAGTTAAAAAGGTAATTATTCCAAGTACCTATGTTTACCCAGATTATGCAAATAATATAATTTTCGATGATCTCGCCATAATTGTTTTGAGTGAGGACATTCCCGTAACAAAGAAGGCTGTTCTTGCAACAGAGGAGCAGATGAAACGTTTTGTGAGGGAAAAGTCTAAAGTTGAGTTGGTTGGTTATGGAATTACAAATGTAAATCAGAGAAATAGGCCATGGGCAGAAATCATTAATCGGCCACCAAACAGACTTACAAGCACTTTATTGTCTCCTGAAGAGGTGCTTAACTTCTACAGACAATACACAGTGGATTGGAAGAAGATCAATAAGCCAGGTGTTTACGGCATAGTTCAAAATCGTGACCTGAAGCAGAGTCACATTTGTGATGGAGATTCAGGATCAGTATTTTTTGTCGAAGAAAATAATGTTCGTTATGTTCTTGGAACAACTGGACTTGGACTGGTCAATAATAATTGTCAGGCACCAGAAAGATTGTCTCCGTTTCCTTCGATGAGTTGGATTGATCCCAAATCAAAGTTACCAAGTTTAATAAAAGAGGCAGAAGAGATTGTTGCTGAAGATAGGAAAATAGAATTCGCTCAGGCAGAAGCAGTACGTCTTGCTGCAGAGTTGAAAGCAGAGCAAGAAGCAGAAGCGAAGGCAAAGGTTGAAGCAGAGGCCAAAGCAAAGGCTGAGGAAGAAGCACGGGCAAAGACTGAAGCAGAACTAAAAGCCAAGGCAGAAACGGAAGCGAAGGCTGAGGCAGAAATTGCAGCAAAAAATGTTGCAGCATTAGCAACTAAAAAAGCATTTGCTGGCAAAAGATGCACTAAACTAAACAAAACTACAACTGTAGTAAAATTGGTCAAGTTTACTTGTGTCAAAAAGGGCAATAAACTTGTTTGGAATAACGGGGTAATCATAAATAACTAAATAGTTTTAGGGAGCAGTAGCCAAGTTGGTCAAGGCCCCGAACTCATAATTCGGCTATCGTAGGTTCAAGTCCTACCTGCTCTACAAGGTCTATCCAGAATTCGACTCAGGATAGATACAACTGCCCCGAAACTTTCGCAGGTGGAAGTCGTTAGATAACCCAGTCGAATGGGCCTAAGCAGACAGCATCTAGGGAGCAGAGCCAGTGGTTATATTCGCCGTAGAAACGGGTAGCGTGACTGGCACTTATAATTGCGTAGTTTAGCCCTTGTAGCCCAGTGGTAGAGGCACACGACTTAAAATCGTGACAGCGTTGGTTCGAATCCAACCAGGGGCACGATGGTATACTTGATGTGGAGGAATAAATGATTATACAAATTATTGGGCTGCCTGGTTCTGGCAAGACAGCACTTGCACAGGCACTTAAAGAAAGAATTAATGCTATTCATCTTAATGCAGATGAAGTTAGATCAACGGTAAACTCCGATCTAGGATTTAGCAATGAAGATAGAATTGAGCAAGCAAGAAGAATGGGAGAAATGGCTAGGCTTATTGCCAAGCAAAATGTTGCCCCTGTCATTGTTGATTTTGTTTGTCCAACTGAAGAAGCGAGAGAGGCATTTGGTTTTGCAGATTTAGTGGTATGGGTTGATAGAATTAAGCAGGGCAGATTTGAAGATACCAATAAACTTTGGGCAGACCCTTGGCATTTTCATATAAGAATTCTTGATGGTTATACTATAGAAGAAGAGGTTAATACTGTAATTCAAACTGGATCATTATTTGACTGGTCTGCTCCAACTACTTTGCAACTTGGAAGATATCAACCTTGGCACGAAGGGCATCAGGCTTTAAAAGAAGAAGCCCATAAGAGAACACCACAGGTTCTTGTCGGTGTTCGTAATACCTATAAAACATCTGAAAAGGATCCATTGAAATATGACGAGGTGTCCGAATTTATTAAGCAGGATAATCCATTTAAAGATACGTTAGTATTACGACTACCCAATATTACCAATGTTGTTTATGGTCGTGATGTAGGATATAAGATTGAACAAGTAAAGTTAGGAGAAGACATTGAGTCTATTAGTGCTACTCAAAAGCGTAAAGAAATGGGTATTTGATAATTCAAGTAATTCCTGGGCAGATAAAGAAGCAGAATTATTTATTAACTTTAAAGAAAAAATAGATGAGAGTAACGAAGAGTAGATCGTTTGCTAAAGCCTGGAGTTATAGAGTATTTGGCACCTTGACTTCTTTTCTTGTTGTGTATATAATTACTGGAGAGGCTGTTTTGGCTACCGCTATTGCATTTTGGGAAACCGTATTAAAAATAGGTGTATATTATTGGCACGAAAGAATATGGGACAAAATACAGTGGGGTAGAAAATAAAATACCTCTGTAACTCAGCGGAAGAGTAGCGGACTTCTAATCCGTTTGTCGCAGGTTCGATTCCTGCCAGGGGCACTACAATTAAATACTTTGGTCTGTAGTTCAGTTGGTAGAACACTCGACTGTTAATCGAGATGTCGCAGGATCGAGACCTGCCAGACCAGCCATGATACAATTTAGTGTGGAGTTAATATGTCAATAAACAAAATAGTAATTGTTGGCGGTGGATCTGCTGGATGGATGTCAGCAGCAACACTAATAAAAGCATTTCCAGATAAAGACATAAGTGTAATAGAATCTAAACATGTTCCAATTATAGGTGTTGGAGAGTCTACATTGGGTCAGATTAAACGCTGGACAGATTTTATAGGATTACAAGATAAAGATTTTTTAAAGGCTACAGATGCTACATATAAATTAAGCATAAAATTTACTGATTTTTATAAAAAAGATTCTGGCGGATTTCATTATCCATTTGGAACCCCAATGGTATATAAAAATAGAAATCCATTTTACGATTGGCATATTAAAAAATATATATCTCCAGAGACACCAGTTACAGATTTTGTAGAATGTTTATTTCCAGCAGCAGCATTATTTGCAAAAAATAAATACTCTGAAAATCTTAATAATGAGTTCGATAATTTTGATACTAAGAGGGCTGTTGCATATCATTTTAATGCTGTTAAGTTTGGGCAGTGGCTTAAGGATTTTGTATGTTTGCCAAATGGAGTAAAACATATTGAAGCAACTGTTACTAATGTTATTAAAGATGATGAGGCAGGAATTAAATATCTTGAATTAGATAATAACGAAATTGTTAATGCAGATTTGTTTGTAGATTGCACAGGCTTTAAAAGTCTGTTACTTGGTGAAACTTTAAATGAACCATATATTTCTTTTCAACATTTAATTCCAAATAACGGTGCTTGGGCTGCACAGGTGCCGTACAAGGATAAAGAAAAAGAAATGGAATCCTATACAAACTGTACAGCCCTTGGAAATGGATGGTGCTGGAATACCCCACTATATTCTAGATTAGGAACTGGATATGTCCATTCAACAAAATTTATTACAAAAGAACAGGCGCTAGATGAGTTTAAGCAATACCTAATGTCAGATAAAATGATAATTCCTAGAACTAAAGAAGAAGTCGAAGATTTAAAGTTTAGATACATTGACATGAAAATTGGTATTCACGAGAGAACATTTGTAAAAAATGTAGTAGCAATAGGAATGGCTGCTGGTTTTATTGAGCCACTAGAATCTAACGGCTTATATACAGTACATGAATTTTTGTTTAAGTTAATAGATATATTACAAAGAGATAATATAAGTCAGTTTGATCGAAACATGTATAATCAATCAACTAAGTCTATATATCAAGGATTTGCTAAATTTGTATCCTTACATTATTTATTGTCTCACAGAGATGATACAGAATATTGGAGAAGCATTAAAAATGGAACCACAATAGATGTGGAAAATGAAATGCTAACTTCTTTATTTGATAAAGAAGATCCTTTTAATGATTTAGTTCAAAGATATATGACAAAACAGGAGCACCCTTTCGGTCCTGCTGGAATAACATACATAGCCACTGGAATGAACTTAAACATGATGAATATTGCTAGGGCAAAAGCGGATTACTTTGGAACAGGAATACCGCTAGGACATTCGGCCTTTCAATTTAATTCAATCTGGGAAGAAAGAAAGCAAAAATGGAAGAATAATGCAATTAATGCACCGTCCTTATATGAGTATTTAAAAAATAATTATTTTGACGGAGAAGAATAAGTATGATAGTATATTTATTGTTGGTCCGTTAGTTCAGTTGGTTAGAACGCTACCCTGTCACGGTAGAGGTCGTCGGTTCAAGTCCGATACGGATCGCTAGAGCCTGGTGTATCCGTTATTGGTGTATAATGATTGTATGCAACAAAATAATTATTTGGTAAATGAGTGTGTCCCTCACCTACTTACATATAATAGAAGTGGGATGCATTTTTTTGATGATAATCTATATGAAATAGAAAAAATTCATTTTACTCAATCACACCTTATAGAACAACTATTTGATGAAAACAACAATAAGAAAAGAGTGATAGTAACAATAGCAAGAGAGCCGACTGGAAGTATTCCTTCTTATATAGCACATCTTGGTAATTATTATTTAGAAAATGCTATCGATTTTGGAATTAGAGAAAAAATAACAGAGTATATACTAATGTATTCTTTCTTATGTGAACATGCAGACTATGTCATAGATTTTAATGATCTCATAAAATATCCAAAAATTGTAATTAAAAAATTATTAGAGTTATTAAATATAGATAAAGATAAATATGTTTATTTTGAAAGAGACATTATACCTAGAAGTGAACACTATATTCCATCAAGCAAGTCGTTACCAAACTATAAAGAAAATCTGTTAGATGGCTATAATCTTGATTTATGTTATTATTACTATCATAAACTTTTAGAAAAGAAAATTATAATTTAGTTTTATTTGTAACTTTACAAAACTACTGAATCAATGTATAATGGTAATATGTCTACCAATCATGGCACTATCGTCTATCGGATAGGACATCGCCCTTTCACGGCGGAAAGACGGGTTCGATTCCCGTTAGTGCTACCAGTTTGGTATAATAGAATGACTACTAGTAGAAAGAAGAGCAAATGAGAACTATCGGAGATAAGTTAGAGCCGTTTCGTATCATTGGAGTAAAACCAGGTAGACTGGATGCTTCTGATGATGTATTTGAAGTATTGGATGAAAAATCATTTCCAGGAAAATGGAAGGTAATTGTATATTATCCAAAGGATTTTACATTTGTATGCCCGACAGAAATTGTGGCATATGATAAATTAGTTAACGATTTTAATGATCGTGACGCAGTATTGTTAACAGGATCAACAGATAACGAGTTCTGTAAAATTGCATGGCGTAACGCACATGAAGATTTAAAAAAGACTAATTCTTGGTCTTTTGCAGATCAAATTCGTGAATGGTCTTGGGCAGAAGATGAAGGCTATACTGGACTTGCAAACCAATTAGGGATCTTAAATAAAGATGGTGTTGCACTTCGTGCTACCTTTATTGTTGATCCAGATAATGTTATTCAACATGTAACTGTAAATAATCTTAATGTAGGTCGTAGTCCAGAAGAAACTCTTCGTGTACTTGATGCCTTGCAAACAGGAGAACTTTGTGCCTGCAATAGAAGCCTTGGTGGAGAAACACTGTGAGTTGGGTAGATGAAGTAAAGGAACTTGTTCCTGAGTATGCTAAAGACATTAAGTTAAATCTTGATGCTGTGATCAATAGAAGTACTTTTGATTACGATTACTCTTCATCCCTTGCACTTGCAGCAGCCCTTGCAACAGGTAATCAGGACATTGTCGCTATGGTTTCTGATGGTGTTACAGATGAGGTAGAAAAAAATGCAGCCTTTACAGCAGCAGCCTTGATGGCACAGAACAATGTATGGTATCCATATACTGAGATGGCAGATGATCCAAATCTAACTGGATTACCAGCACAACTTAGAATGAATGCTATTGCATCTCATGGCGGTACAACTAAGGCGAAGTTTGAGTCGTATGCGCTTATTGCATCTATTATTGGAAAATGTCATTTCTGTGTAAAGGCTCATTATGAAACCTTAAAACAAGAAGGATATACAACTGAACAACTTCGTGATATCGGAAGAATTGCTGCAACAATTAATGCTATCGCCAAGGTTGTCGTAGCGTAATGGTTGCCTCCTTAACTCAGGGGTAGAGTACTCGCCTTGTAAGCGAGATGTCGTAGGTTCAAATCCTACAGGAGGCTCTGATATGATTAACAATATGAGTAAAGAGATACATCTTATTACATATCCTAGATGTGGATCAACTTATCTTTCTAAATTATTAAGTGACAGTTTTCAAAAAGAAATTTATAGAAGACATCTTAATGGAACAAAGAAGATGGATCCCGAATATAGTAAAGATAACGATTATTATAATGATGCAGGATCAAAATCTTTTAAAGAAAACAATTATGCAATTACCGTATTAAGAAATCCTGTAGACTCTATCTCATCTTTATGTTCTATGGAAAATTTTTATAATAAAAATATTGATATTGATTTTAATATTAAACAATATACTGAATATTATATTTATTTTTTTAAAGATATTTTAAAAATTGTAGATTTAATGATAGATTTTAATGATATCAATATACATAAAGATAATATTTTAAAATATGTAGGTGATAAAACTAATAATAGTATTATAAATAAAAATTATTCACCAGATATATCAGATCTTTCAGATCATCAATTTTTAAAATCTTCTAAAATAAATAAAAACTATGAATGCATTAAAGAAAAGGTTAAAAATAATGACTTAACTGAATGCTTTAACGTTTATAATAGTTTGATAACAGAATGCAAAAAATTTTAAATAGTTTAAAAACTATTTTTTATCTTTGTTATACTCGCCGTATTTTCCAAGAACAGCCTTTACAGTACCATCTTTACGAAGACGAACGATCATTCCATCTTTAATTTGTATAGGGTTAAACTTATCGTGTCTTTTAAATTTACCAGATGACATTATTTTTGCTTTCTTTCAAAGGCAGAGCCTTCCCAAAATATCTTTTCTACTGGTATACAATTAGGAACCATTTTTCCATCTTGTTCTTTCATTCCTCTTTGTACGTATCCTTCCCAGCATGGGTTATCAGCCTTTATATTGCCCTCAGAGCGGTTTATAGCATAGATCTGTGCTGCAGCCTCAGAACGAGTCTTATGGCATCCCATAACCTCTCCTGTGTCCTTCATAGCGGGGTATCCAGAGCATCCTCCAGAACCTTTAGCACCTACATGATACGGCATAATAAATAGTATACCATATTCTTATGGTAAAATAGATATATGGAACAAACACTGACATCAGAGCAACAGGCAGAAATTCTTATTAATAAAATTATGCAAATAACAAAAGATAGGATTGTATCTATACTACAGCCAGAGTTTGATAAAATATCGGATGGACACTATCATTTTGATAAAGCACTAGCAGATGCTATTATTACTGATATTAAAAATGCTTAAAAAAATAATACAACCTTTAGGATATGATCAAGAAGTTTTATTCAAAACTAATGAAATTGAAAAGGCAATTCCTATATCCCAAAATCAATTAAACGATGCAAAACTCTTTACTTCAAAATATGAGTACGCAAAAACTTTAAATAAAAATATATCTTATTTAGAGATTGGAGTTGGTTGGGGATACTCTGCTCAAATGTTTATAGATACAACTAATGCTAAAAGTGCTGACCTTGTAGATGTTTATAATAATTGCGACGGTGTTGTTGCAGCGGGAGGACCTGCGCCCAAAGATAGTTTACTAACACATGAGGAGTATATAAAGTCTAAATTTTCTTATCATCCTAATGTTAATATTATAAAAGGAGACGCAAGAGACATAGCACCTACCTTAAATAAAAAATATGATTTAATATTATTAGATATGGAAAGAGAAAGATTTTTTATAAGAAATCTTTTATCAATTTGTTCCAAAATAACTAATGTAGATGGAATTATAGGATTAACCTCTTATATAATTTATGATGGTATTTTTTATAATGAGTTGCGCCATGAGCAAGTAGGCGTATTTCAAAGTGTAAATGAATTTTTACACTTAAATAAAAATTGGTCTGTTGATGCTATGGTGTTAAATGATCTTGGGTATCATGACATATATATTAAAAGAAAATCATAATAAAAGAGCAGTTTAGCCACATGCTCAGGTGGTCTTTTACTTACTTGATTTTGATAGTTTTTGGTTTCTTTTCTTCGGGAATGTTTCTTTCCACAAAGACGCTAAGAATACCGTCTGCCATTTCAGCACGATCTACCTCCATATACTCTCCAAGAGCAAAGGTGCGTGTGAATTTTCTGGTTGCGATACCCTTATGAAGTACCTCAGAAGAGGACTCTTCGGCTTTCTCACCCTTGATAAATAGACTTCCATTATCCACAGAAACCTCTACCTCGTCCTTGCTAAATCCAGCAACAGCCAAAGATAGTTTGTAAGTATCCTCATCTAACTTTACCAAATCATATGGTGGAAAAGATTGACGAGTTGCCTCACGATGGATATTTGAAAGACGGTCCAACTCTCTGTTGAAACCAATAAAAAATGGATCCTTAAATAGATCCAATGCAAATGAACTTACCATTATTCCTCCTTGTTAAGCGAGTTCGTTTATACCCCCCTTTGGGCAGGTACATATAAATTATAGCATAATAAAACAGGGATGTCAATTACCCATCCCTGTTCTAAACCAAATACTATTAAAGCATTTGTGATGGCTTACCGCCACCGCCAGACTTCTTTTTTACAGTAGCCTTTTTCTTCTTTGCAGGAGCCTTTACTGAAATGTTTTCTAAAGCATCCTGTAATGCTTTGAGTGCAGGCATTCTGCCAAATGCGGTATCGTTTGGATTGAGTGCTCTCAATGCAACTGGTGCAATAGCAGCCACCAGCGAGTACGCAAGTGTCTTAGGATCTGTAACCCCAGACATATAGAGTGCAAGTGCAGCACCTAGAACTGATCGTCCGTATGATGCAAGCATTGCTTTGTTTTGTTCACTAAGTTTCATTTTTTCCTCCTAGGATATGAATCTAGTTATGGCATCGTAACCTAGCCATAATCCAATTATACCAGCAACCCCAGCAAACACGGGAGGGGCTGGAACTGGAAGTTTAAAGGCTGCAAAAATAACTCCGCATCCAAAGCCTGTCAATATTGAAAATACTATCTCTTTCATAACTCATTCTCCTTTATCTTATCTAATGGGGTTGGCAATGTTACCAACGTGCCACACTCCTTACAACTTCCATCTAAAAAATACAAGCCTATCTCATAATCTAAGGGGTCAAATTGAACAGTAGCAACAAAATATACGCATCCACAATTTGGACAACTACAAGTTGGGATTCCTCTAGCGTCCATCATTTATCTCATTTGGCAAAAGATTTTTTAATTTTTTATATTCCTCAGATACTTTTTTAAGAGTATTGTAATGCGGGTATTGTGACATTAAAATTCCATATTCATCAAAATAGTTAAATTCTTTATCTGCAATGTCTATAAACTCTTTAATGTTTTTTTGCAATTTTTCAATTTCATTAAATGCAAGTTCTCTAGTTTCACTTAAAAAATTAATCAGATGATCTTTTTCTATATCTTCATTGGACAATACCTTTTTCTTTATTGATTCATTATCCAACTTTAATTGTGTCATTAAAAATAATAACTCTATATTTTTATTTTTTAATCTTATATTTTCAAAAACAACACTAAAGATAACAAAAATAACTATTATGAATACTATAAAGTCAAACATTAGAAACCTCATGTGTTGGCCAATAATATTTACATGGAAGTTTGCGCTCAGGGCAACAAGGAGAGTTATTAATACTTGTTACTGCATATTGAAATTGTGAATAAAAAAGCGGATCTTTTTTAAATAAATTGGCACGATGAGTTGTTACAATACGAATTAATTTTTTTTCATCTTGGAAATACTCAGGCATATTATTGCCCCAATTTTCCCAACACATTTCTTTTAATATGTTAAGATTTATTTCATTGTTTTCGGTCTTGATGCCACGACTTTTAGCCTCAGCAATCATAGCCTGTATATAAGACCACAGGCCTCGCTCAAAACCTTTCCACATCAATACTGCTGGATGATTACGCCAACCACCTGTAGGAGATTTACCAGATAAAACATTAAGAATCTGATAGCCTTCTAAGATTTGTTTGTTAAGTCGTTTATTATCAAGCATGTAAGCAGATACACTGTAATCGCTTTGTGGTAAAAATGTTTGCATATACTAATTATACTCCCAAACGTCAATTAAGTCAAAGATGCAATGAGTCTTTTTGATATAAATTATAAAATAAATCTGCAAAATGTTGTTGAACATGAATGCCTGGATGAGCATAGTCAGTTACCTTTTTATAATTTATAATAGAATAATCTGATCCTTGAAACCAACAAACGTCATCCTTAAACTCAGACCCATGATCTGAATTACAACTATTAGATACAAGACTGCCAATAGGTAATGTTTTTTGTGTTTGAAATATAGAAGTAAAATTTTTTAATTTAAAATCTTTAATTTTAATTAATTCTGTCATAACTAAATCAGTGTGTAGGTCCCATGTCGACCAATATAGTTTTATGTTATTTGTTAAACAAAATGATTCTAAAATATATATAAAGTTTACAGCATCTAAAATTAATTGGTGTGGAGAAACTGAATCTTCTATATTTGTTTTATCTTTTACTTCCATAAACAAAGAATCTTCATATAAAAGGGTAACTGGATTACAAAAGGTTAAATGTAACTGATGCTTGTTTGGATCATCACGTACTATTTTACTTGACTTATAAAATTCGTGATCTGCAACAACCATGCTTCTAAAAAAATCTGGAAATAAACAAAAAATTTCTTTTGGCATTTTGTTATTCCTACAATACTGAATGATATTAGTACAAATACTTTCTACGGATCCTCCAGGATTTCCTAAATTTGTAATATTCTTATTAAGTTTTTTTCCTAAAATGTTTGTCCATCTTCCTAATTCTGGAACCCCAATGCCAAAAGTTATAGAGCATCCAGATGCTATTGCAGTTGCATTTTCGTCAATTTCTCCACGAAGACCAAGATGATTAATTTTGTAAGTATTCTGTTCATCAATAGTTGCAATATGAGAATCAGTTTGATTCCATTCTGTATCAACAGAATTTTTAGCATTTGCAGGATAGAATCCTAAATGATTGTTGTCTGAAAAGTATTTTTCTAAATACCATTTATTTTCGCTATTTTCTCTATAAGCATCTAAAATATTTCTCGTTAAAAATGACATATCATCTTGTTTCTCTTACAGAATCAGGAATTGTATTTTCTGTAGATTCATATTCATTTATATTTCCACGATAAGGTGAACCTTCAAAATTAAACCACAATGTAGAAGAATATCGCTCTCCAGTATTTTTAAGCACTTCATGCAAATAATGCTGATTGCTAGGGAATGTAACAAAACTATTTGCTTTTGGCTTAATTTTTAAATCATGCCACGGGAAGTTTATTTCTCCGCCAATATAATCATCATTAATGTAGTAGATTATAGCAAAATCTCCTGTTGTATCTACATGTTTATTCATGGAATAGTCTGTTTCAAATTTAATTAAATGAAGTTCGTGTTTGTCAAAAACACGAAACTTTACATTAAAATGTTCTTCACACTTCTTAAAGCCAAGCCTAAAAACTTTATCTAATATGTCAATAATTTCTAAGGACAACCCTTTATCAAAACTAAAGTATTTGACTCCCCAGGGCTGAGTATGCCAATCCTTAACATTAACCGTATAGTCAAGTAATTTTTTATGATCTTCTTCAGATAAAACATTTTCTGTAATATGTATATTTTCTACAGAGTTTCCAAAATCATATTCTGTCATAATTTATCCATACCATTCTTTATTTTTATTAAATGTAGAGCCAGTAAACTGAAACCATATAGTAGAACTATATCTATCACCTTTAAAGATTGTGGACACTTCATGCATATAACCTTCGTTTCCAGGGAAAAAGATTAAACTATTAGGATCTGGTTTAATGTTTAAATTAAATTTTGGAAAACAAATTTCTCCACCAATATAGTCATCGTTAATGTAATATATTACTGCAATATGGTTTTCTTCACTTGACAGCGTGTCTACATGTGCATCCAGGAACATGCCTTGTCTAAATTTAATTAAATTAAGTCTATGTTTGTCTACTGGATTGATCTCTACACCATATAAATTTGTGCACTTTTCATAGGCAAGTGTAAAAACTTTATTTAATATTTTAACAATTTCTTCTGGTAAATCGTCATGGAAAACAGATTCAGAATCCCATGGTTGTCGTCTCCACATCTTATTATTTTTTACATAATCAAGTATAATTTTATGTTCTTCTTCAGACAAAACATTTCGTATGTATTGTATATTTTCTTCAGAGTCTCCTATTTTGGCAACATTATTTAAATAAATGTCATCTTTTTCAGAAGGATCGATAATCATATACTTATTTTACCATACTCTCTAGGATACAACTTTTTGTCCTAATATTTCAATTGTTGGTTATAGATCTCACGAAGTTCTGTTGTTCCTAAAAATGTAGAACCAGCAAACTGAAACCTCATTGGAAAGGTGTATCTAAATCCTTCTAAAACCTCAAGTACTCCGTGAACATAGTTTTCGTTACCAGGAAACATAATTAAACTATTTGATTTAGGTTTAATTTTTAAATTATAATCTGGAAATTCTAATTCTCCGCCTTTATAGTTATCATTAATATAATACATACAGACAATATGTTGGTGTTTTTGAGCGTCTGTATCTATATGGGGGGTCATCTTACTGCCCCTGCTCCACTTAGTTAAAAGATATTCACCCATAAAATTATCATTTGCTTCTATATCTATATCATAATAATCTATACATTTTATTCTAGCAGTTTGAAATATTTTTTTTAAAAGTTTAAGAATATTTTCTGGAATTGCTTCTTTATGGGTTCTTTCGGTGGTCCATGGCTCTTTAATCCAAATTTGATTAGAATTATTTACAAAATAAGATAATGTTTGATATTCTTCATCAGATAAAAAATTATCTACAATATATACATTTTTTGCAGAACTTCCTAACTTAGCAACATTTTTTAAATAAATTTCATCTTTTTCTAAATCAAGACGTTTTCTAAAAACTTCTTCATCCATTATCCCATTCCTCCTTCTCTAACTAAAAGAACAATGGCTCCATTGTCCTCAAGAGCCTTCTTTACCCTTATCATATATTGTACTGCAAGTTTTTTATCATCATCAAGCAAAGACATAAAAGATTTTTCTGAAGCACGAACGGTAATAAAACTATCATTATCTATTAAATCTAACTTAAATCCCTTGGGTGCAAAATGATCAAGAGATCGAAAAGCCTTACGCATAGCATCTGTATACACTATAGCAATTCCTCTGGCTGTTTTCTAATAGCAGTAATAATTGCCTTTGTGCCTTCCCACCTTACACGACCAAGGCAACCTACATTATACTTTATATCACCTTCATACTTAGATGAAATAGCATACGCATACCCATGAATTTCAAAGTCACTTGCTAATGCTTGATTTCCATTAATAAAAATTCTCCATACAAGCGGATCGTCTGCCTCTGCTTTAGTATTAAATCTTAAAATAATATCATCATATGGGCGCATCCATCTATCTTTTATGATAGTCCAAATATATTTAATCTTCATAGACCCATTTCTTTTCTTTTTTGTGTTGCAGAAATAGAGTGAATTTGTTCGCCTAAATCTAATTGCTCAACCTTATAACCTACATCACGACCACATACAATGTTTGTAATGTTTGGTAATCTTAGCACCATTGCACTATCCATAAACTTATCTTTATCAATATAACCCTTTACCTGATCAAAGGTAAATGGGTCTTTCTCACTTGTGTTATAGGTATTACGGACTCCTACTAGTACCTGGCTTGTTCTCTTCCCCGCTTCTCTGTAGAGTGCGTGATGCCCTTCATGCCATGGCTGATATCTACCAAGCATTAATGTTGTTGGTGCAGACCAATCATGTAATTTAAATTGTTTAATAATTTCTGTTGCCTTTTCGTCAGGATTCCATTCGTGACTAATAAAAGCCATATCAAAATTATTAGGAACTTCAAATATCTTATTAGTATCTTCGAATCTGCCCTCTTCGATAGTTTCCATATAAATCAAAATATCTGGTTTACCAAATGCTGCACGAGTTAATTCTGTCGGACATACAAAATCTACAATTACTGGCGCTACATTTTGCTTTGCAATCAACCTCGCCATCTCTCCCATACGACGAGCCTGTTCAATCCTATCTTCAGCGGTAAATCCAAGATCAGAATTAACCGTAGCCCTGACTTCATCTGCATTAAGATGAATTGCATTAATGCGTTCTTTAAGTGCTTTTGCTAGTTCTGTTTTTCCAGAACCAGGAAGTCCTATAATTTGAATTATCATTTTTTCTCCATTGTTAGTGCTTGCCAAATCTCTGACCAATTATCGGAATCCTTGTGACTGTTAAATTCTTTTGATATTGATCCACCCTCTAAGTATATCCCACCCCAAACTCCCCACTCTTTACTAGAAATGCCTACGGCAAAACAAGTTTTTACTACTGGGCAGTCCTGACATAACTTATCTATGGCAGGTCTTAAAGACTCTTCTTCTTCATATTTTTCAAAAAATATATTTGTGTCGTAATCAACACAAGCAGCGCTATCTTTCCATTTTAGTTTGTGCATTTATAAAACTTTCTGGTATATCCCAACCATTTTTTCCTGGTATAAACTTACGAGTCATATACCATTTTCCATCAATATATGCACCATATTTTGAGGTTCTACCCTTTTCAGATCTATATCTATTAATAACAGACCATCCATCCCAAAATAATGTATTGCTTGAGTTTACTATTTTTTCCATTTGCTCTAATGATTTAATATTCATATCTTCTCCTAGTATCTAAAGATTCCAACTTCTATATTTTTTAATTCTGCTTCCTTAACTAATTTTGAAACAGAATCGTTTGGTGTTGATAAAAATGCAAGATAATTAAAGTCTTGTATGTTTTCTTCAATCCAAGAAGGAGGCACCTTATACATTTTAATCTTCTTGCCCCTTGATCTCATACTGCGTTCAGACACATTAACAAATTCCATTACCATAGAATTTATTTTTGCTGGTCCTGCTGTATAAATATAAAAGTATGGATCATCCTCTTTAGCACTTGAGAGTGCTACCCCCATAGCACGAAGAAAAACCTGGTAGTCGTCAAATGACTTACTACCCTGCACTCCCACTATCATCTAAAGTCCCTTCTCGTAATTTATCTATAATAAATATCATCTTATCTAATTGTACCCTATTCATAGTCATTGTGTCAACCCTTCTTGTGGTTTCTTTGTTAACTGTTCCATCAATAGACATATCTGCCACATATAATGCATTATCTTTAATCCAGTAGGCCCTGTTGTCCATAATTATTACTTTAATGTTATTTTTTGCCTCATGGATCTTAGATTGAGTTTTTTTAATTTTTTTAATTTTTGTGCCTTTCGGTAGTAACGGAAATATTAAAGAATGAATATGGCTTTGGCTATACCTTATAGGCTTTATTTTGCTTTCTTGTAATATATTATGTTTAGCCTGAAACTTTTCAAACAAATATATTAAAATAAAAGCCAATATAAATCCTGATATGTATTTCATTATGGACTTATTATACTACCTATTGAATCAGATTGCGCTTAATCTCCTTAAGAGAAAATTGCATGTCTTCATCTAATTCATTAATATTTGTTTCATTAAAGGCACGACTAGTTAATGAAACCATCGGATTGTTTGAAGTAACATCCATATTGATAAATCCCAATTCCCAAAGTTTCATGGCAGAAGATATAAAATTATCTAATACCAATTTATGTAACTCAGGGTTTATCTTTTCTAAATCTTTATTAAAGGTATACAGCATTTCTCCAGTATCTGGATCAAGTGCTGCTGGCTCTACTACCCCAGATAATACCAATTTGTCGAAATCACTTGGTTCTTGCATTTTTTGACTTTTCTCGCTGTTGGGCAAGTACAGCAAAATCTTTTACCTTGGTATCTCCAAGATATCCCCAAGCATATCCATCCTCAATCATATGATCATTAATAGATACGGTGTCTCCATTAACATAAAGCCAACCAAGAATTCTGCCATACTTCTCAGAAGAATCTGGTTTTTCAGTTTTAATTACTATTAACTCTGCGTCTTTTAATTTTGTTTTAAGATATTCTTTTGCTTCAAGTCCAAGACTTTTTTCAAACTTATCCTTGGTGCGTGATTCTGGAGTGTCAATACCAGCAAGGCGTACTCGTTGGGAGTAGGACACATTGAAGCCAAGGTCAATGTCCACATCAATAGTGTCTCCATCTACCACTCCCGTAATCTTTTTTACTCTATATTCGTACATTAGTTCTCGCTTCCAACCTGTCGGTTTTCAATAAGTCGCTCTCTTTCGTCAACAATTTCTAATGCAAACTTCATCATATTGTCATACCCAATTGCATTATCCATTGCCTTATTGTAATGATGTCCACAAAACAATAGGTCAGACCCATTCTTTCCGATCACCTTTACATAAGCCTGAGCAGAGCAACGATCACAACGATCTGTTGCATCAAGAAGCCATACCTTTTCTTCTTCTTTGCTCTTTAGCATACTGAACATATTATACCTTTCTATTATCAGTTTTATAAAAACCAGAGCCGTTAAAGGTGACTCCTATATTAGAGTATACACGAACTAAAGGTTTATCGCAAGTCTCGCAGGCATAACCTGGATCTTCATCAGACATCGATCTAACTTTTGTATATCGTACAGCACATGCCATACAATCATATTCATATGATGGCATTATTTATTCTTTGTCTTAGCCTTTACCTGCCATACAGGAAGTTTTAAATTGTCTCCAGACCACTCATAGCCTAGAAGTTTGACAACGAACTTAATAATTTTAATACGCATTATTTCACCTTCTTGCCAAATTTGGCCCAGACTCTTTCGTGAAGATAATAAAATGTCATCTCTAGTGCCATATACGATATCGCATATAGACCAACATATTCCCATTCAGCCTCACCATAAATTATATGACTTACTGCAAATAAAATTCCAGCAACAAATGTAAAATGTACAAATGGCCAACTAATTGTTTTTAGCAGGCTTTTCTTTTTTGATTCCATAACTCCTCCTATTTATATTATAGCACCCTACCTGCAGATTGTAAAGTTATATGTATTTTCCCATGCCGTGATGTCTTTTTCATCATTCAATAAAGGCTGTCCCTTTATGTTTAAACTTGTATTTAGTAGTATTGGAACCCCAGTCATAGTATACCAATTAGATAGAACCTCGTATAGACCTGGATGCTGTTGTCTATTGACCGTCTGCACCCTTGAGGTTCCGTCTTTATGAACAACAGATGGTATTTTGTCTGGCCTTAAGCATTTTACAGCATACTGCATGTATGGCGATGAAAATCTCATGTCAAACCATTTATCAGCGTGTTCTTCCATAACTACTGGAGCAAAAGGTCTAAATAGTTCTCTTTTTTTAATAAGATTAACTTTATCTTTTATGAGTGGGTCTCTAGGATCAGCAAAAATTGATCTATTGCCTAAAGCCCTAGGACCATACTCTGCTCTTCCTGTTGCTACTGCTGCCACCTTATCTCTAATTAAACTAGTAATAATTTGATTTACTGGATACTCCCCGCCTAAATCATGACCAAGGTATGGGCTTTTCCAATTTAAATGCTTTCCATAAAACGCTGCTGCTGCACCAAGAGATGATCCTGCGTCTCCAGGATTGGGCATAATCCATACATCATCAAACATTCTCCAAAGCATCGTATTCGCTGCACAATTTAAAGCACATCCCCCCATAAAAACAAGATTGCGCTTGCCTGTAAGTTTTTGTGCCATCGACATAAAGTTTACTAATCTATTTTCATATACCCGTTGTACTGCTGCTGCAATATCAAACTTATCTTGTTCTGTAATGGGCATATCCCAATCAAAAATGCCTTTATGAAAGTTATATTTTTGTTTTTGTAAGTCTGGGAAATATTCATTTACCTTAAGAAAATATTTTGACCAATCTCCATATGCCGCCATGCCCATAAATATATATTCTTCTTCATTAGGTTTTAGTCCAACTAACTGCGTAAATGCCGAATAAAATAATCCAAAACTAAATGGATAATTTTTTTTATAAACAGATTTTATATCTGATCCTTGACCCACCCAAATACTTGAAGTGTTATATTCTCCGATTGCATCTAATACAACTATGACCGCATCATTAAACTTACTTGTATAGTACCCAGCGCAAGCATGTGAATAATGATGATTAAAATATTTAATTGGTAAATCCATTGGGATATTCGGCTTCCAATCAGCAGCCCCACCCTTTAAAAATATTCTTGATCTTTTCAACTGAGGATGCTCGTAGTATGCAATATGTGTTGGCGTCCCATAATTTAAGAGATCTAGGTAAATATCTTTATTGTTATACCAGTCATTTTTTTGCTTGCTGTACCTTTCTGCATGTCCAGAAAATAAAATTTCTCCGTCTTTAATTAAAGATACAGAAGCGTCATGAGAAGTTTCATTTATTCCAAGTATTATCATTTTAATAAATATACCTTCTATTATTGTCTGCCTTTTTTATTTTACGAATTAAAAAATAAAGTTTAATTTTTTTAATTATTTTTTTCATGCTTCTCCTGTCGAATAGACCATTTCTCTCATATTATGATACCAATGAGGCAAGGAATACCTAGAACCGCTTGTTATTGGATATACTTCGTGAACATATAAAAAGTTAGAAGGAAAAAAAATAATACTTCCTGCAGGAGGCTTAATTTTTATTTTAGAATTTTGAAACTCTATCTCTCCACCCTCATAGTCATCGTTTAGATAACTTACAGTGGAAAGAATCCTACTGCTAATGCCGTGATCAATATGTGCAGGCAAAAATCCGCCAACTTCGTATCTTAATAAATGAATGCTGAATTCTCTATTTTTTATATTTTTTCCACAAAAGGGATAAAGTGTGTTTGCATAATGATTGGTAGCAAAATCTAAAGATTCATATAGTTTTTTGGATATACTTAGTTGCTCATTAAAATAATAATCGCTAGGCTTTATGGCATGCCGTGGGGGTAAAAACTTTTGCCAACAAAAAGTTTCCATAGTTTTAGCGCTTTCATTTTGCCATGGCTTCCATGGCTTTATATTAGTAAAAGATGTTCCATGTTCTTTATTCTCGTATCTTTTATCTAAAGAGTTAAGGTCTTCTATAATTTGTCCAGGTTCTTTAATTACATTTTTATATAATACTAAACCAAGATCTAAAATTTCATATTCTAGCAAGAGGATATACACCAGCCTTCCATAAGCCTGGATTAGGATGATAATCTGGATCTGCATGTTGTGGCAGACTAGTATGCATAAAAAGCGCTGTAAATCTTTCACCACGGGTAACTGTAGTTATTCCATGAATATATTCTGTTCCCGCTCCTGGAAAAAATACTGCAGAATACTGTTTTGGTTTATACTGAAAATCTTGGTTTGGAAAATAAATTACTCCACCATCATAACTTTTTTCATCACTTAAATAAATAATTGTACTAAACTCAATAAAAGATTCGGGGTCTTGTGCATCAATATGTAGTCCGCCCTTAGTTCCAGGCACCCAGTGAGATCCAAAACCTTTAAACACATATATTGGATTTACAAATCCATTTAACGCTTTGTGCATTTCGTTAGATTTTTTCCCATATCTTATCATTATATCTTGTACCGTTTTGTTGTATGGTAATGAAGTTCCGCCATATCTATCAGAGTAATACTTTGGGTATGGATTTTTTTCTGAATTAGGGTCTAGTTGTTGCTGAATTAGAGTCGCTGCATCATCTGGTGTAATAAAATTTTCTATAACTGTTATTCTATGCATAATTATCTCCTATTATACTGTACTAGGTTATTTGTACCTTATTATATCCCGCTATAAATCTTGGGGCATTCATATTTTCAAGACTAATATTATAATCACTATAATAAACATCATCAACCTGATAAGGAATTTCTAGTATATCTCCAATGGATATACCGTGAAAAGATTCAAACTTATCATTATTTTCTTTTTTTATTATTGATAACATTTTGTTGTATCCATGATTTATTGAAAATGATTTGTATGTATTGGAATTTTCTTGTATTTCCTTATGGTATAAATTAGTCGGCAATGAATATATGCTATATCCCTTATTTACAAATAGCAAAGACGCAAAAAGATCTTGTCCAATTTCTTTTAATTTTTTTAATTTAATTAAAGTCATTGCATCAATTTGAGAGCAAAATATTAAATCTGTATCAACATAATTTGTTTCTTTTATTGAATCAGAGTATTGCCTGTCTACAACAACATGATGCTTATTTATAGATAATTTTGGCATACCGAATCCAGAAATTATTTGTTTATCATCAATGTTGGAAGTTAAATAAATATCCCATTCATTCATTAAAGAAATATTTGGATTTATTTCTAAATAATATTTACAATTACTATAATGCAATAAGGCCATGTTTCTGTAATAGGTTATAGATTTCATATCATCCCATTTAATATGATTATATACAATATCAGCATCTACTTTATTAAACAAAAAATCTCTATTGACATTATTTTGATCATAAACATAATAGGTTATGCCATTTTGGTTGCTTTGTTTACTTATTATATCTTGTAAATTTTCTAATAAGTTTTTATTTTTATAACCATAAACAAAAACTTTTATAGATGTCATGTTATACCAATGGAATCCAGTGTTGTGGCAATGCCGAAGTCATCCTTAAAGAAGCAAGTGGAGCAATGTCATATGCCAAAGTAATTCTTGGCCCATCCCAATCCCAGTCTCCCATCGCATGAGGGTGTCCCATTTCAGAAAGAATAAGCCTGTTGTCTTTATTATGATTTTCAATAATTAATTCATCTTTATTTTCTAACTTATAAAAAGTTGATGAAGGCTCTGCCTTAATACAATAATACCCATGCCAAAATGGCGCCCAAGGACCGCCATGGTCATGCCAATTTAACTTTCCAAGTTTACGATCATTAATATTAAACCATCCCTGAATATAATATTTTTGCTGTTTAAAGTTAACCCCATAGTAATCGCAAGCCTCAAGGGTGAGATCTTTTACTGCAGAATAAACATTATAAATTTCTTCTGTGTAAAATTGAAAAACATTATACTCTGACCACTTAACGGTAGAAACGCTACCAGATTCGATCCAAAATTTATCGTTTTCTGATCCCACTGGAGATACTCCACGCAAATTTGTATTTTGGATATCTCTATATACCTGAATTAGATCATTTGTCATTTGGTTTAAATCATTATTTAAATACTTTTCAAAAAATTTATGTGGTTTGTTATAAGTTTTTGGTATATTATAAATATTAAAGCCTTGCATATTTTCTCCTTTTATGATTACTATCTATTATACACTATTAATAGTTTTTTCTTTGCCATGTAGATTTTTTATAATGTGCTGTAATGTGTGAGCGTCTTTTTTCTTCTTTTATTTTATTTTCCCAATGCTTCTCTTCGGAATAATCTAGTTCAAGAGACCAGTCTTCTCTTTTTATTGGAATCATTTGAAATAAAGGTGTACCTTTTTCTATAACCCCTTCAAAACCTCTTTTAAGAAAAAATGAAAAGAATACAGGCAGTCCCCAAATATCGCTATCCACTATTCCAGATGGACTATAAAAGGGCAAGTCATATCTATTAAAAGGATGAGTTATTAAAAGAGAATACCCTGGAGGGGTTTCATAATACCAAAACATTTTCCATCCAAAGTGGATTGGATGGCATTCTTTTGGAATAGCAAAATCTACTAAAGGTCTGGTATCAATTAATGGAACTTCTGTTTTCCAAAATAAAGACGGCTTTTCATCTTTATCTAATACAACTTCAACATCTTCTGGCAATGTTTGAATGTATCCAGATGTCATAGCATCCATTAATGGATTACAAAGTTTAGTAGATACATCAGAGCCATCTTGACCTCGATCATTTACTGGATGTAAAAAACTTTTACTATGACTTGATCCATGACGATAACCTGCTAAATCTTTATACCAGTCTGGCAAAACTGAAAGCGCTTTTACTGGAGGAGTATTATATAAACTATTATTTGCATTGACTCCAGTTGGAGAAAATATTACTTTATTTACCATATTCTCTTTCTACTTTATCAATAATTTCTTTATTTTCAATAATTATATCACATATGGGTGTGTTAATTGGAATTACTCCGTAAATATAATCATTATATTTTTCTATATGGTCTCCTTCAGACTTAATTAAAAAATGAAACCAATCGCAATTCCAATCTTCATTCTGATTTAGTTTATAAAAATTTACCTTTGTATTTAAAATTTTAAATGGAGAATCTTCTATTTCTTTTATACTTAATGTTAAATTTTCATCAAAAATCCATGGTATGTAAAATTTATAACAAGCATTAAAATAACCTTGTAAATTACCAACAGATATTTCGGAAGGATAAAACTGTCTTTGCCATGTTTTGTCTAAAGCATATAATCCATCTCGCATTGGCTGAAACCATATTTCTGCATGTGTAAAATATCTTAAGTGTATTGTCTCGTTGTTTTTTATAATTTTTGGCCTTGGCCAAAACTCTTTGGCATAACCATTTATTGGTTTTAAAATATTATCATAGTAAAAACTATGAACAATGGGTTGTGATGATGCCCAAACCCCAGGCATAGTTATGTTTGCCTTTACTATTTCTGTAAAACTTTTATTTTCTGAATTAATCCAAAATTCGGATCCGATTCTGTTTTTGTTTACTAATCTCTTTATATCCATGACGTCACATTAAATAAATATTCTAACTACATGTTCGCATGGGTCTCCCCCTGCTTCCCATTCCTCTAACTCTTCTTCACCCATATACTGATATCCCCCATCGTGGGTGTGACAGTATGGATCGCTAATCCAGCCTCTTTCAATACCGTTTTGCAACCAAATACCAAATTCTTGTTCCTCTGGAGACAAATCTTCCATACCCATATGATTCATATATTTATTGTACTCCTAAATGCTTAGGATGTCAATAGGACCTTTGCAAGACGTGGAATGGGTAATAGCAGCATTTACTGCAAGTACCGCCCTTTTCCTTGCATCCTTTTGTTTTTGTGTTGAATACAATGAGCCTAATGCTAAATCTCCACCAGAACCCATTGCTAAATAATCTTGTTCGTATTGTGTTAACGACATATCGGCTGCATTATGCTCATATATTTTTCCACGCACACAGATAATCATTCCAAAATCTGATGACGTAGATGTATCTACCCACCAACCTTCATAAAAATTACGCAAGGCTTTCAAAAACTTACTATACATAAACTTATCAATACTTCCACGACCCTCAAATTGTGGAGGCACAAATAAATGCCTTATCCTATCTCCGTCCATTGATCCAGCGTATCCAAATAGGTAGCCTTCTTTTTTCCATATCTTAGGACTTGAAGATATATTTACTGTATTGTCATCTGAGATAGCACGATCACCAGCCATCCATATTTTATTATTTACTTTGTCACGAACGACTGCGATACAAGTCATTACATACCCTTCTGTGTTTAGTATTTAGTATAGCATTGAACTAAAAATGTGTCAACTACTTAATAGTTTGTCCACATTCTGGACATGTTTTAGGCTTCTTAGCAGTCTTATTAGGCTTTGAAGATTCATCAGATTTCTTTACTGCTGCCCCGCCAAACTTGGGACGACCAAAACCTACGATAGATATCATTATATTCTTTTTATTTTTTTTATAGGCACGGAGTTGCTTACAAACCTCTCCACCATTTCTCTGACTGCCCTTTTTATTGCTTGAAGTATTGCCCTCAATGCACCAAACAGTACCATCGCCATTATCTTCAATAACAATACCTACGTGAGAAATTCTATCGACACCGTCTGATGGGAAATCAAAATAGGCGATATCTCCTGGTTCTGGATCTGCTAAGTCTCCATCAATCCATGAGCCTGCTTTCTTAAATGCAGCAGCACCACTTGGAGTATAAACGGTATTGGGAACCTTTACGCCTGCCTCATTTGCACACCACATAACAAATGAACCACACCATGGTTGAAAATTGGCCTTAGCAAATTTACCATATTTAGTTTCATTATCTTTCGGACCTTCAATAGTTCCAACTTCACCCTTGGCTACTTCAATTAATTTTTCTGCTGTTCCCATTTCTGCCATGATTAATCCTTATCCCAATCAGTATCTACTGGCTGCTCTTCTGGCATAGCACCATCTGGTTTTTTAGCAAGTCTTGCTCTAACTTCATCAAGTTCTGCATCAAGTTTATCTTCTGCCATTCTAATTTCTGAGTCTACTTTTTTATTATCCACTTGTGCTTGCATAATATCTTTTGCTCCACTTTGCCCAATCAATAAACCAGCAAGTGTTCCTGTGATAAATGTCGCTACTGATCCCAACACATTGAAGAACATCTTGTCGTTTTCTGACTGTGCTCCAATTGGTTGGGTTACAAATATAAGAGCGTACAAAATTCCTAACGATGTCGCTAATAAAATTGTTCCAAGCGTTATGCCAAGAATAAACTTAAGTCGTGCGTCAAGATCCTGCGGTGTTAATCTTTCTTTTTTACTCATCCTGTTTTCCTATCAAGTCTTTTGTACAAGTTCCTGTAGCCTCACATATAGGTGGGTTACACTCCGCCTTTTCCCAGTTTGCTGGATCCTGGCAAGGATAGCGATAGTGACCGTCATACCCGCAGCCACCAAGGCCTAATACAAGTATACACGATAATAAAATATGAGGAATCTTCATATCTGTATTATACCAAGTTATTCTTTCTCTTCACGAAGCGGGATGGTGATAAGCCATAGGGCTATTGATATTAATGTGGCTACCCCCACTACCTGCTGGGCGGTACCTGTAAGGGTAAGCCAGGCGATAAAGAAGCCAAGGATGGTAAATACTTGGGCTATGCTCTCAATAATAGCAGCCTTAAACCACTTAAAGAGTCCTTTGACTACCTTCTTAATCATGTTCATATTATAACCTCCTTAGTGACATAACTGAACTAACAATATTTCCTACCAAAATAACAGGTATAACTACCTCTTGAACCTTTTCTCTTTGATCATCTGTCATATCTTTACCCCACTCTGATGGGTTTAAAACCTTAGATAAATCTATATCAGTCAATGCTGCTATTGGATTTTCTAAAAACTTGTCTGCTTGTATTTCTGTTACAGCATCTGCTAATGTATAAGGCATAGGAGCGTCTGCATTTTCTTGTGCCCTTTCAGCAAACTCAACAACGGCTGCTGCTACAGCAGGATTTTCTTTTGCTACTTCTGCAATAAGGGCAACTTCTTCTGCCTTAATGCCAAGATCTTCTGCCAACTCTTTCTTTGCCTCTGGATTTAATTCAGTCAAAAAGTTTGATACTGCTGACATTAATTTAGCATCATTAACGCTAATTAGTTTGTTTAACTTTTTAAGTTCTTCGTCAGAAATAGGGCTACCATCTGTGTTATCCTTATCTGGTGTTACTACAGGATCTTCATCAACAGGTTGCTCAGGTTCAGGCTCTGGGGTTGGATTTGTATCCGTTGGCTGAGGTGAAGGCTCTTCTAAAGGCTCTGGAGTTGGATCCGTCTCTTCGTTCTCCTTATCTGTGGTATCAGGGCTTGGAGTTGGATTGGGATCTTCTGGTTCAGTTTGCTCATCATCTGGCCAACGAGGATCCTCTGGAGTAACTATCTCTGGATCAACCTCAACATCAGGTTCAGGCAAATCTGGTTCTTCTGTAGAGTCAGGTGTTGGTGTAGGATCTGGCTCTGGGGTAACTTCTTCTACTGGCTCGTCACCATTAATAGAAGCAATAAGATTATTTAAGTCTGATATTTCATTAGCGAGTTGCGCTGCCTCTGCTACCTGCTCCTGCTGTTCTTCAGGCGTTATAGGGGCTTCTGTGGGCGTTGGAGAAGGTTCTGGAGATGGTTGTTGGGTAGGAGTAGGAGAAGGTTCTGGGATAGGCTCTGCAGCAAGTGTAGGGGCTGGATCAGAGGCTGATACCTGCGTAGCACCCCATTGCTCAAGAGACACGATAGAGCCATCATGCAATCGAACGCCTGTTCTAAGATTTTGATATTCTGGACCTTGATAACTATAGGACACTGCTATACCACCAGTATTAGTAATAGCCACTAATATATTTACTGTGCTTGGTTGTGCCCCATAGTTACCGAATGGAACCATGTTTAGGTTAATTTGAAATCCACCCTCTGAATAATATATATCCAAACCAGATGTACCGCTTGCTCCTGGAAACCAGTCCATTGAGTATAAGGAGATAGATGGCGTATTAGGATATGCCCAGTATGTGGGATCAGGTTGTCCAAATGTAATTACTGAATTAGTTGTAGCGTAAATGTTTTCATACTGTACCCCGTCAAAAGTCACGGTAGTTGCAATTGGTATTTGATAAGATATGTCGTCACCTGAACAAGTATCCATATGATTTACTGTAGGTTGTTCATCACCATTATATGCTGCTGCGATGGTTTGCGATTGAATATAGTTTACACAAGTAGCGTTAGCGTTTTCTGGAAGCCATAGGTTGAACCCAAAAGCCAATAAAGATGCTGTCAGTATTCGGGTTAATTTTTTAATAGTCCTTTCTTCCTCCAGATTAAATACAGGACTATTATAACATTTTATTTGAAATAAAAGAAAAAGGGAGCCAGTTTCCTGACTCCCCAATCTATTAATTTGTTAATTACTTAACAAGTGTAACTTTTGCAGAAGGGTTCTTCTTGTTCCACTTCTTAGCAAGATCATTGAATGCCTTCTTCATTGCAGCGATTGCAGCAGCATTATCTGCCTTAACCTTTGCAAGTTCAGCAGCATGTGCAGCAGTTGCATCAGCAAGAGCCTTATCTGCAGTAACCTTAGCGGTTACGGCATCAGCCTTCAACTTAGCAATTTCAGCAGCAGCAGTAATAGCAGCAGCATCGGCAGCAGCCTTTGCAGCAACTGCATCAGAGGCAGCCTTTGCTACAGCAGCAGCAAGAGCAGCATCTGCAGTTACCTTATCAGCAGCACGAGCAGCCTTTTCTGCAGCGAGTGCAGCATTAGCAGTAGCAAGTGCTCCAGCAAGATCAGATACTGTTACGATTGCAGTCTGAGAAGTTGTTGCCAACTTAATTGTTGGAACAGATGTTGGTGCAGTAATAGATGCTCCAACGGCAACGGTTCCAGCAGTTGCAGGAAGTGAGATCTCTGATGTGTAACGACCTGTTACAAGAGCATCAGCAGTTACTGTTCCAGCAGTTGCGCCACCGAGAGTAGTAACAGTTACTGTATCAGCAACAGCGTTGCCGAAAATATCTGCTACATCAAGAGTTGCAGTTACCTTGCCAGAAATATTTCCTGAAGCAGGGATTGACATCTTAAGATCGTATGCAGGACCTGCAACACCCTTAAGATAGATTGTTGTTGCTGCACCAGTTACAGAAACTGTAACAGCAGAAGCAGCAGTACTTGTTGTGTATGCATAAACAGTCGCTGTTGTTGAAGCAGGTGTGACTGTGATTGATGAGGATCCAGCAGATGCATTAACTGTTGAACCAATTGCAGATACGAGGCGTGTGTTCGCACCAACTGCAGTAAATGTTACTGGTGTTCCAGCAACGACAGTAGCAGTGATTAGAAGTGCTTCGTTGTTAGTAGCAGTTGAGGTATCTGCAACGCTTACTACGTTGTCAGATGGAACCTTAACTAGAAATGGTGAGGCTGCAGTACCTGCGCCAGAAACTTCAGTGGTTACGTCTACTGAAACGGTATTGGCACTTGCAGGTGTCACTACGAGTGTGCCCAGTGTCATGGCTGCAACCACGGCAAGAGCGATCTTCTTAAATGAATTCATTTTTCTCCTTTTATTATTCATTTTGGTTTATATTGTTTTTAGTCTATCCAAATAGTCTTTTATATCTTCTATTTGACTAGGTTTATATTGTATCACGTTCTCAGGGAGCGTGTCAACTCTACGAGGCTGTCCACGAAAAGTGTGAATGTCTACTTCAAGGTTTTGATCCCTTGGAGTATATGATATCGCACCAAAGATGGAACCGCAAACTGCGTCTGCAAGGTCCTTAGATTTCTTTCGTGGATGGTCTACTTTATCATTTTTCATAATCTTAAGTTCTGTTAATTCTTCAAATAGTAATTCAATGGCAGGCATGGCAAGCCTTTCTTCGTATATAAGCATAGCCATATCTTCATAATGTTTCTTTGCTACAGATACCGTCTCTGTTCTTATGCCTACCGCCTGTAGTTCATTTTGAATATCAAATGATTGCCAACGGTCAAATGTAACAAGTCCTATATTAAACCCAAGTCTGCGTAGATTTTGTATCCACTGTTTTACTTCAGATAAATTGACTGGTCCTTCTACCTTCGGCTCCCACCATGCCACCGCATCGACAACCACTACTGGCGATATCTGTTCATAATCTTTTATTACCTGCACATTAACCCACTTCTCAACATGTGAGATTGCTACCGCACATTTATCATGCTTTTGTGCAAGGTCAGCATGAACATAATAAATTTTGTCTGGATCTGGTTTAAAGTTTTCTTCAAATCTTCTGAATTGGTCAAGTGGATTTCTTATTGTCATACAAGAACGAACCTTGTCTGCCTGCTTAAAAAATGCATCTGATGCATATGTAGGAACACAAGCAAAGCGCATCATTGCATCTCCTAGGTCTGTCATGAAAGCAATCTTAAAATCATCTACTTTTCTAGTAGGATTTACTTCCCATGTAGGTCTTTTAAGGGCAAAAACTCCAGGATATTTATATGACTTAATATGATCTTCGTCCCAGGCTATATCAAACCAGTTATCCTTGTCATCTTCTGGTAATAGTGGGTTAATTATAAATCTATGTGTTCTTGATATTATTTCTTTATCAGCAATTACTGCTTCATACCGCTCAGAAATGAAGTCTCCGTTATAACGGGGGAATGAAAGAAGAACTACTTTTCCAAGATCAGGGAAACGAGAATCCACTGACCCACGGAATGCTTTATAAATATTATCGGCAGTTTTACCTTGTTCATTTCCTGTTGCAACCTCAGATGCAAAACCAGAAATCTCATCAAGAACTGCAAGCAAAAGATTTAGACCCTCATGTGATTCTCTTTCTGAATGTCCAGAGTAGACAGTAATTGATTTATCAAAGCCTATTGAGTCTACCTTTGCTTCATATTTACCAGCAAACCAAGGAGACTTTTCGATCTTAGTCTTAAAACCTTTAAAGAAAACATTCTTTGCTTGTTGTGCGTTAATAGCCACATTGATTAGGTCTATTGCATCTCCACTTGGTTTTCCGAAATATCTTGCAGGGTCTTTAAGACATAATAACTTATAGACAATATAAGCACAAGCAACAGTAGAGGTGAAGTCCTTCCCACTACCCTTCCCAAGTTGTAAAATGATTTCGTTTTTTGTGTATTTTTCATAATATCTTGCTCCTTCCTCTTCTCCCATAATGTTTTGTAAATCTTCTTTGCGATATATCTGACTCATTGCCTGGACTATATCGTATTGAATATCTGATAATCCTGGTTGTCCTAAATAATCTGGAGACTCAACAAATGTCTTTGCATCTACTGGAGTTTCTTCAAAATGGTTATCGGCAAGTGCCTCAAGAAAATCATTGAACATCGTGGACAATTGTAATCACTTCATCTTTTTTAGCAATATCAGAAAGCCTACGCATGATCTCATCACGTATTTGTGGATATTCAGAAGCAATATCACGAAGAATTCCCATAAGTATTTCTTGCTTCTTTTCTATCTGCAACATTTCTTCTGCTAACTCTTTATTTTCTAATAGACCTGCTTTTTGAAGCATATCAATTCTTTTAGACTCAATATCCATAACAAGTTTTATGGCTTGTGTCTTAGCGCCTAAATTATTAGTCAGGCTGGCTTCATCTATAACTTCGTATGATTTTGCAATTAATTTGTTATAGTGAGTATCAGCAATAGCAAGTGCTTCTTTTGCACGAGCACGAATAGCATCATTAGCAGATGCCATAACTTTCCATTCATTAATATGCTGAACTACACGATTTCTTGGAATTGCCAAATCTTTAGATATTTTGGTAGCATCATTACCCTTTAGATATTCTCCTACTACTGTATTAAGTTCATCAAGATGCTTGACTAAATCTTCTTCAGTTGACATGATTCTCTTTCATATAAAAATCATACACTTCTGTTGACCAAAAGGAATGATATGCGGTTCCATAATGTATTTTATCCCTTGCAACCAAATAAAACTTATCTTCTTTATTTTTCATATGATAATTCTGTATCCAGTCTGGTGAAGGCCATGTAGTCTTATAAATTGAATCTAGTTCTACTGCATTGCTATTTAAAAAATTTGCCATTGGAGGGGACCAGGAAAATATAAATAATTGTATGTTATTCATTTTACAAAATGTTTCTAGCATTAATAAATATTGATATATATATATAAATTTTTCATAAACAATTGCTGAGTCAATTGTGTTTTGAAAGGGCATAACAGAATGAAAATATTTATCTTTAAAATATTCAAAGTTTTCCATTTTGTTCAAAGATATTTTATCTTTCCATTCTGTTTCTGTTGAAACTATGTTTTCTATTACAGTATAAAATCTACAAACATCTGGCAAGTTTAAAAAAATTACATCTGGTTTAGAATAATTATTTATGTATCTGAAAATATCTGTTACAATCTGAAAAGTACTAATTGCTGGCATACTGATATTATAATAACCCGAAACTTTTTCTTTTTCTTTTATTTTATTATAAACTAAATAGGGCCATATTTCTTTAGAATAAAGACCTGTCCCATAGGTTACAGAGCATCCAGCAAATAATATATGTTTTCCATCATGCTCTTTTTTAAATTCATCAGATCTAAAATTTTGAGAATTCAAAGTCAGGGTATCAGGTTCATCAATATAATTAATAATCCATGGTTCATAATTCATATCGTCAGTGTCTAATTGATCAAATACAAAGGCATGATTCCTACTCGAAATAGATTTTAATTCTTTACCAAAAGCATTTAAAATTTTTACACGAGAAGAAACATTAAGATTCATACATCCAGCATAATTTGTTAAAAAAGTGTTTAGATTTTTTTTGTATGACATAATTATTGATTATGATCCTTTTTATACCAAGAATATGCTAATTCAGCCCAAGCATACTGATATGCAGTCCCCTCATGTATGCCATCTCTTGCGTTGATTGTAAAATTATCATTTTTATTTAACAATATGTACTCAGCCATTAAATCCTGAGTTAATTTTATATCATCTTTAGTCCTAGAAATGTTTTTAAATGAATCCAAGTCTGTTTGATCTAAAAACCAATTTGTGCTTAAGTTATGAGAGAATATATATAATTCTATATTATTTGCTTTACAAAATGTTTCTAGCATCATTAAATATTGATACACATATATAAATCTTTCAGCATGTATTAAGTGTTGCGTTTCTGGAGGCTTTCGTTCCCCTGCCCATACAGGTCTTGCTGCTATGTTATCATCTTCTGCATTTAGCGGAACTGTATGATGCCAACTAGGAAATGTTTTTAAAAAATTAAATTCTTTTGGAAAATGAAGAACACGATCTTTGTAAATAGGCATTGAGTAAAATCTTGATAAATTGGGTAAATTTATAAATATTGTATCTGGCTTTGAATAAGTATCAATATATTTAAAGATATCCGCAACAATTTCAAAAGTTCCTATTCCCGTAATTGCTAAATTATAATAACCAGAAACTTTTTCTTTTTCTTTTATTTTATTATAAACTATCCATGGCCAAATTTCATTATTGTAAAGTCCAACACCATAAGAATTTGAACATCCAGAAAACAATATGTGCTTTCCTTCATGTTCTTTTTTAAATTCATCAGATCTAAATAAAAGTGAATTAACCTGAAGGGGGTCTGGAGAATCTACATAATCTAAAATCCATGGTTGGTGTTCTGCTAGGTGCTCCAAAGTTTGATATGTTAGTCTATTTTGAGAAACGCTTCTAATCTCATCTATGCTTTTATTAAATGAAAATACTAGTTCTGGAAAAGAAAATCCTACTAAATTTTTATTGAGTGGATTTTCTACTCTTTCTCCGATGTTTACATCTACTTCAGGGATATTGTGATATTTTAAGGTTTTCATAATATTATTATATCACTCCCCGTTTTTTGCTTTTGCTATTTTTAATAATACTAAATATCCTATTAAGTCATCAATGTCGTTATCACCTGGGTAATCTGTACCCTTCATAAGCCTATTTAATTTATCATCAATACGGACATGGAGTTGCTCTCTTGGTCCCGCCTTTGAAAATATACGGACAGGATCTAGGGCTGAATTGCCGTAAGCGATATTTTTCTTAACAAGCATATGTGCAATTTCATGGCAGGTAGACAAAATTTCTTTACCTGCTTCTGTACCTACTGTCAATAAGGATAAGTCATCGCATTCAAAATGATCTCTATCTGGAAATACTGGTTCTAAACTCATCTTTTTGACTTCCTTAATCCAAATTTAGCAAGATATACATATATGGTTTCCACGCTTGCACCACACTCCTTTGCTATCTCTTGAGGAGTCTTCTTGTCTATAAAATATCTTTTACGAAGCCAAGACTCGTTAGTATATAGTTTAGCAGCCATGACTACTCCTTGTCAACCCCAATAGCCTTGTTCCAATTATTTATAGACCAATGCCCTATTCCACAGGCATCAGCAACATCATTATCATCAATTTTTTTATTATAAATAATATCCAATAACTTTATTGTTCTTTGTTTACGAAAATCTCTTTCATATGATTTATACCATGACTCTGATTTACCTGGATTAGAAGATCTTATCTTAAACTGTTCTTCTTTGGTTAATCTTTTATTTCCTAAATAATTTTGCCAAGTTATCGGAGATACCTTGCCTATTATTTTAATCCCTGCCAAGCCTGCTCCTCCTAAAATACCACCTTGAATTAAAGCAAGGTCTGCTGCAGTTTTTGGGGAATTCATAAATACAGTATGTTCAATAACAATAGCATCTATCAAATTATAATAATCAAATAATGCCTTAGATTTTTTACAAGCATCAGTTATTTTTTCATATATGTCATTACCTTCAAATGTAATTTTGCCATATCGATCTAAATTTTTATTTGAGTAAATAGCAAATGCAATATTGTTAGTGCTGGCATCAATAGAACATATTGTTTTGGGCAAATTATTCATTGAGTAGCCTTTTTATTTGCTTTAGTGTTTTATTAACTTCAGAAGGATTGATTAAGCAGTTATTGCACAAAGGCTCATCGTTATAAATTGATAAACTTGTTTTGCACATTTTGCAAATCCTAACCTTTCCTTTTCTTTTTTGTCTTCGTTGAAGAATATATCTTTGTGCTATTTTTTCTTTTGTTGCTTCAGTTCTACATATTTCTGAACAATATATTTGATAAGAAACACTTGCGCTAAATAATTTATCGCACCAGTTACAGTTCTTCATCTTTAAGCAACTCCAGAGGTTTAATTTTAATTACCCCTGTCTCTGCTTCAGCACATGCCTTTTGAATTGGACACACCTTACATATTTTAGAATTAGATCTGTATGGCTTCTGTGGAAGTTGCCGATCTTTCCAACTACTATATGTTTCTCGCATCCAATCAAATGCCTGGTCTACCCACCGACGGTAATGATCGTTTACTACTACTGGCAACGTCAATAACTCATGATTATTTTTATTTTCATAAATCATTACACCTTTGCCAATTTTCCAAACCTTCATATAAATAAGCAATTGCATAAGATGACCCATCTTAGGCTTTCTACTATTCTTTTTATATTCAAACCCTTCATTAGTAATTGTTTTGATTTCTCCAATTACACGTTCATCGTTAATACTAAGCATAACATCACCATATCCATCAAATGGCGGGTCTTCTGTTTTAACCCTAAACTCCATTGCTGGATGAGTTTGCTTATTATATTTTCTTGGAAGCGGATCCATCTCCATTGTCTCATCTAACAATCCCGATGACTCAATAGCCTCTTGAATTCTTCCATGACCAAGAGTTCCGTTTGTTCTGTTTGCTACGCCATACGCATCAGAGTTATCATAAAATACTGCCCCATCGAATGCTAGATACCAATATCTTGGACATTCCCCAGCACCATACGTTAATCCAGAAGCAGAAAAATTACTCTTTTTACTAAACTTAGGTTTAGTTTTAGCCATGTATCCAGATTCAATCTTTTCAATTAACCCCTCAATAAAACCATGGTCTTCGTTATTTTTTGAAACTTTTTTATCATTTTTTAACATTACTTGTTGCAGTAAATTTTTTGTCATTGTTATCCTTTGGTTAACTTAATTATAGCAGATATCATCTGGTTATATATTTAAGAGCAGACACTAAATTATTAATAGACTCCGCTGCAGTATAGTATAAATTCTTTTTACCCCTGTCTGACTTGTCTACATTTGCCATCCATGTAGCCTTTAAAGACATTTTAGAGGCTATTGCTTGAAGTCTAACTATTTCTAGTGTAGCCACTTGCATGGGAATATCTGGCTTTAAAATAATCTTTGCTATTGTTGTTAAGGCAGTGGTAAACTCTTCATCTTTCATGTATTCAGCAATTTCTACAAGACCATTTATTTGCTCAAGTGTTGTTTTTTGTTCATCAAGCATTGTTATTTTTTCTTTCTATAGCATCTTGATATCTTGCCTCTAATTCTCTTATTTTAGCCAGCCGTATTAATCCATCTTCTTTTTCTAATTTTTCCATTTTTTCTTGCCATGCATTATTATATTCATCAAATTTACTTTTTTCTTTCCACTCTTGGAATCTAATTTTTCTGGCTTCTGGGTCACGTGCTGGAATATTTAATTCATCAAAATCTTTTTGAACTGCAAAGTGTGCTGTCCAAACCTCACAGTTATCGTCTTCTTTTAATAGAATAGGATCTCTCCAATGAATTGTACCTGCCCCCCAGAAAAGCAATAAATCTCCATATTCCAGATCAAAACGATAAAGTTCTCCATTAACATCGATAACTATTGGCCAACTAATATTAGCATCTAGTTGATAATCTATTGTTAATTTAGTAAAATAATTATCTGAATCAAAATGTGGTGGAAGTTTGGGTGATATTGCAAGATCTGTTTCATTTCCTCTGTTTTCAAATGCATTTGGGTTATGCTTTTTGTTGTAAGAAAGATAACTGTTGTGTGTCATTTTAACTTCTTCTCCAACAAAATCAGACGCAAAATCTTCTATTTTTTTTAACAATTTACCAGCAACTTTTAGTTCTATTTGTTCTCTAGCAAGTTCTGGAAGAACTAGAGGGGAGTAAAAACCACCTGGTGGCAAACCTTTTCCATGATTTATTAATTCTTTTATTTCTTTAACCTCGTCATCAGAAAAAAATCCTTTTATAACATGGGGGATGACATCTTCATATTGTCCGAATTTTTTTGGTTTATATGCTGCGTTTATCATATATATATTATACCACTTTCCTAGAATCCAAACTTATCAATTCTTCTAATATAGAAAACTCAAGTACTGCCAATCTTACCTTCTTATTATCTTTTCCAATAACAACTATAATCGCAGGATCATTGTTATTTTTTATTGCATCGGTAACTGCTTTGGCCCAGACATCCTGATTGAGAGTAAAAGATTTTGATACCTCCTTAAAATCTATAGTAAAATTATTCCAGGTTGCGTCACCCTTTTTAATTCCTCTACCAGAATTTTTATGTTGCTTGGCACCTATTCTTTTGCTTTCACTTTTTTCACTCATATTTTTTTACCTTTTTATATCCAACTTTAAATAATTGAACTTCTGATAAGTGTTTATCTGAGCACATCCAGGTTGCCATGCCTGTTGCAGGATAAAGTCTAATTGTTCTTACTTCTTTTTTACAAATCTTACAGGGAAACTTTCCTTCGTAGATAGTATACTTATCCACTAATATTATTCTTAATCATATCTTGTAGATCAAGATCCTCTCTTACTCTGCTAACAAATCCTTCTCTACCCTGAACTTTAGAGCCGTCTGGTAAAAGATACCAGGCTCCTGTTCTTTCCACAATTCCCATTAATTCAGCAGTGTCCACGAGATCAGCAATAGAGTCAATTCCTAAATTGCTACCTCTAAAATAAAAATCATACTCACCAGATTGAAATGCTGCTGAAGTTTTTGAAAATTGAAGATCCCAGCGAATTTTTCTACCAACTTTTTCTTCAATTGCCTTGTCTCCGACATATATCTTTCCCTTGATTGCTTGATTTTCTGACTCTGAAGAAAATAATTTAACTACAGTAGACGAATAAAATTTTGTAGCCTGGCCTCCAGTTGGCTGCTGACTTGTGTACATTGCACTAATATTATTTCTTGACTGACTAATTAAAAGTAATAGGGTTGGCTTAACTTTATTATTTGCATAATTAAGCATTTTCCATGCATTACTGAAGTCACGAGACTCGGCACCTATTTGTTTTGTATTTTCTAATTGTTTTAATTCTGTAGAATCTTTTTCAAAATAAATTGCTGGCAATAAAGATGTAATTGAGTCTACAACAATAATATCAACACCAGCCTCTATTAAACTTACCCCTACATCCACCATCTCATTAATAGTTCTTGCTTGTGAAACAATTAGTTTGGATGTATCAACGCCTAGTTTTTCAGCCCAACTTTTGTCATATGACATTTCAGCATCAATCCAAGCGCATACTTTTCCTTCTGATTGTGCAAGAGCAATTGTTTGCAAGCATAATGATGATTTTGCACTTGACTTGCTGCCCCAAACTAGTACCTGTCTGCCGTAAGGAAATCCGCCATTCAATGCACGATTAAGACCGTAACTTGGTGTTGCTGCATATTCTGTTTTTGGAACTTCATCACCTACAAGAATATTTTTTCGTAGTTTGGGATTTAGTTGTGCTAATACATCTTCAAGGCTAACTGACATTTATATCCTCCAATATTACTGTACCGTCTTTAGTTTTACCTAATTCAAACTTATATGCATGGCCTTCTTCAATCTTCATATATGCCTTAGCAAAGGCAGTAGGGAATACTGTTACTGGATGAAGTTCTCTAGATGTATCTGCTAGAGTCAGCGATGCCATTTTCTTTCCTGCTTTCGTTATTCTAGGTTTAAATGATACCACAAATAACTCATCATCTTTGTATGGAAGCATTCTGTAGTTTAGAAATTTAATTAATGCAGCATCTGAGTTTTTTATTTCGTCCACAGGAATAGCACTAACAATTCTATTATCAGAACAGAGTGCAATATAACTTCGTCCAGCCTCAATTGTAGTTTGCTCTTCATCAAACACACCTATACTTCCTGTTTTATCTAATATTTCAACACGAGACCAACCTTTACCACGCTTGATACCTTTAACCATTCCCATAAGAATAAAGGATCCCTTTTCCTCAAAGTCTTCTACAGGATTAATAAAGGCGTGATAGTGTGACGGAACTGTTTGTGTAAATTCTGGTAAACCCAAATACTCATAAAGATTTTCACGGATCTCATTATCATTTCTAGGATTATCTGGGAATGTAGCAGCACCAATAATTCTTAATGCTTCTAGTGCTCTACTATTTACTCCATTCCCTTTCGTAAACGTAAAATCTCTAAGTTCTTCAAAAGATTTAAAAGGTCGTGCCGATATATATCGTTCTGCAATCTTGTCAGAGATAAACTTGATCCCCGAGAGTCCAAACCGAATACCCTTACCCTCAATCTTAAAATCGATATCCGAATCATTAATGTGAGGCAACTTAATGCTAATGCCCATTCTCTTCGCTTCAATAAGATATTCAGTTCGTGCATCTTTGTCCCTTTCATTTTTTAATAATGAGTACATAAACTCAATTGGATAATAATATTTTAGCCATGCCGTCCAATACGAGAGCGTAGAGTAAGCAACCGCATGAGACTTGTTGAACGAATAACCCGCATGCGCCTCAAAGTCATGCCATAAATCACGAGCCTGATTAGGACTAACAAACTTACTAGCACCATCAACGAACCTATCACGAAAAGCATCAAATTCTCTAGCATCTTTCTTTTTACCAATGATCTTACGAACCTTGTCCGCTTCAGACCAAGACATCCCTCCAAGTTCAACGCAGGCCTGCATGACCTGCTCTTGGTATAGGATACACCCATATGTTTCTTGTGTGAATGGTTTCATGGTTTGATGCAGATAATTTACTGCCTGTCTACCGTGCTTGCGTTCAATATAGTCCTTGCCAATAGTATTCATTGCACCTGGACGAACCAAGGCATTGGAAGCAGCAAGTTCTGCTAAATTCTTTACACCCATCTTAACAAGTAGGTTGGTATAAGGTGTGGCTTCACATTGGAACACACCCTTTGTATATCCCTCAGAAAGCATCTGATAAACCTTGGAATCATCCATATCAAGACTTAAAAGATCTATCTCAGTGCCCTCTCGCTCCTTGATAATATTTAATGTATCGTTAATAACGCTTAAGGTTTTAAGACCAAGTGCGTCGATTTTGATGAGTCCGATTTTCTCAGCCTCTTCCATATCAACTGCCACAACAGGAATACGCTCATCGGAACCAGGAGAATTACGTGTCTCCATCGGTGCGTACCTAAAAATAGGATTTTTACTAGTGACAACACCAGCAGCGTGTATGCCAGTACCTCTAATACGACCACGAAGTTGTTCTCCATATTGCTCCACCTCTGGATATTTTTCTCTAAACCATGCCGTTGTTTTTGAAGTGCAATACTCATCCCAAGTATCTACTAACTTCAAAACTTTGTTTACGTCTGCCAACGGAATGTTTAATGCACGAGCAACATCTCGTACAACACCTTTGTCTTTAAATTCTAAAAATGTAGCGATAGATGCAACATGCTTATACTGCCTAACAAGATAATCCTTAACCTCATCACGACGAGAATCTTGAATATCTGTATCAATATCTGGGAAGTCATTACGCTCTGGATTAATAAAACGGAAGAATAAAAGACCATGCTTGATAGGATCTATATCTGTAATTCCTAGAGCATAGCAAAGCAAAGAACCAGCGGATGATCCACGACCTGGGCCTACCATAATTCCCTCTTTCTTAGCCCATGAAATCATACTCTGGACTACAAGAAAGTACGGACCAAACTTTTTATCTTTAATAACTTTAAGTTCTTCATCGAGTCTATCTAAATATTCTTTATTTTTATCTAAACCTTTTTCTGACAAACCCTCTATTGCAAGATCTTCTAATTGTTTGTCGGGATTTTTATATTGAACTGGAAGAAGATTTAGCCCATCCTTAATATCATAGTCTTCTACTTTATTGGCAAGTTCAATTGTATTTTCATAAATATCTGTTCTAAAAATAGCCTGCTTTTCCATAGCAGCCTGAATCTCTTCATACGACAGAAGATGAATATCAAATTTATTAAATGACATTTGTCTATCTGCGCCATATAGGTAATCAAGACGCTTCATCAAGTCCCCTTGCTTTTTGGACTTTTCATATGTGGCATCCTTCTGAATCTTATTTGAATAAGTATTGAGAATAAGTTTTAATTCTTGAATTTCTTTTTGTGATGGATCAACATGATGGCAGTCTGGAGTTACGATTGGTTTAATCTTAAACTCATCTGCTAACTGCAATATTGTTTGATTAATGCCTTCATCATTATGTGGCATTACTTCAAGATAATAATCATCGCCAAATTCTTCTTTAAACCACTTTATATATTTCTTTGCCATGCCAAGTTCACCTAGTTCAATTGACTTAGCAATAATTCCGCTTGGACATGCAGAAGATACAATAATGCCTTCTTTATATTTAGAAAGAACCTCAAAATCTATTCTAGGCTTTTTATAATATCCTTCTGTCCAAGCAATTTCATTTAACTTATTTAAATTTTCTAAGCCTACCTTATTCTTGGCTAGAAGAATTATATGATTGTATACCATGTCTAATGGTGTAGTGCGATCTTCTTTGTCTCTTCTATCAAAACGATCCTCACACATATAACCTTCTATGCCAAGAATAGGCTTAATACCACTTGCTTTAGCAACACGATACATTTCTCTATGGCCAGAAAGGGAGCCATGGTCTGTGATTGATATTGCTGGCATACCCAATTTTGATGCACGATCTACATATTCAGAAGGCAACCCAATACCATCGAATAATGAAAAATGAGTATGTAAGTGTAGCGGTACGTAATTCATCTATTACCAGTCGATATTAGTCGCTGATGTAGATGATGGGGAGTCAAACCCAAGATAGAATGCTTCTTGCTCCGCATATGGAACACGACGCAATGCTTTTTCTAATGGGTATGGCTCAATGCCTTCCCAGTTAAACGGTTCCTTATCTGGAGCCGAAGGAATCAAAGTATAGGATGTCTCAGTACCCTGACCATTGCGCTTTAACTTCCAAGTAATATTTGAGATACTTCCTGTTTCAAGAGCATATTCACGAATGGTGTTAAACGAGGACTGCTTGCTTACGCCCATGGACCAGATAGCGACATAAGGCTTATCTTCAATGCCGTCGTCTACAAGTACATTGCAATAAAAACGTAGACGGCCACGCCATCCACTATTTCCCTTTGGATCCTTGCGATACATCTCTTCAGCCCAGTCACGACCTTCGGTATCCATAGTGTCTACAGCCTTACGCTTGTAATCTTTTGGATTTGTATGTTCCTTAACGACAAG